CCTATACTTATACAAAAGTAATAGGGGATTCTTTATGGCCAATAGGAAATGTGAGGCACCATAGATTTCCTACTTTACATAAATTAAGAAGTTTAAGTGCTGTACCTGGAGAGATAGGAAAAACAGTGTTTCCTAAATTATCAGTAGCTGCTTCAAATGTTAATATACCTGCAGAACTTCAGGATAAAATAGTAGGATGGAGAATTACTTGGGCTAAAAGAACTCCTGCAGATGCTACTGTAATGGGGCAAGCTTTATATCAATATGCAGGAATAGAAGACAATGAATATAGAGAAAACCCTGGTTCTGTGGGTTCAGGGGATACCGCAATAGATAAAAAATTTAGTCCAAGTACTGGTAATTTATTGGTGGGTAATAATGTTGTAACTGGTGTAGATGGAAGTAATTTTGCTCAAAGATTTATACATCAACAGGTTATAAAATTTAACTGCCCTGAATTAATTATAGGAAAGCCTTCTATGGGAAGTCTTTATCTTAGAAATGAAGTAAAACTATCAGCTACAGATGCTTTTATTGATAACACTTCTATACAAGGCCCAGGAACTTTAGAATCTGGAATCTATGCTCAAGGAGTACAGCTTTTAGGACAAGAAGAGAGAAGATGGCATTTTCAAAATTTTGAAAAACAATATATTACTTCTGCTACTCATCAAAATAGTTTACTTAGAGAGGTATTGGATTATTCTTACCAACCTGCTAATATTATAGATTTAACTTCTTTAGGATTAGGTTGTGATTTAAGAACAGGAGAAGAAAGTCTTTATTTAAAAGTAAAGGGAGGACAGCCTGATTATTTAGATCCAAGTATAACTAATTTTGAAATTAAATCAGACCCTGATGGAGTTGCTCCTATAGAATTAGGTATTTATTATAGATTTCCTGGAAATAATAGCCCTGAAACAGGTAGTACACAGGAAGACACCTACCTTACTACATTATGTCAAAGAAAAGATAATGTATATTCTCCTTTTACTGAACAACAACAAGTGCTTACTACAGGAAAGGCGTTATCTACAGAAACTACTGGAGTTTTTTATGGGGGAGATGCCAGGGTTTCTTTTACAGGAATTAAGCAAATGGCTCCCTTTGTTTCTCATGCTACATTTAAAGATAAACATAATGACCCTACATCTATTGGAATAGCTACTCTTTCCATACGTTATTATGGTTCTTACAGTACTAAAAACATAGGATTAAGACATCTTGATAATAGCGATATAAGTACTTTATATTTCCCTAAAGTATTAGATTTTTATAATGGTATTTTTGATACCATACCCCAACAAAAATACAGGACTTTTTTGTATAATGAAGATTACACTTTAGTCAATGAATATAATTCTATTACTGTTCATAATCCAGACACTATACCATCAGCATTATTTTTGCCACATACAGTAGTTTCTTCAACAACTAATAAAGTGGAAGAAAGAACTATTTCATGGCAAACTTTCTTATCTGCAGACAGGTATGTAATGCCCAGAGATAAAGGGCCTGTTATTAACTTACAAGGGGTTAGCAATGATAGGTTGTTTATTCATCAAAGAGATAGTTTATTTATAACCAGAAGCACAACTACTTTAAAAGGAGATATTACAGATATTACGTTAGGTTCTGGAGATTTATTTTCTGTAACGCCTACAGAAGTTTTATCTACAGAAGAAGGGTTTGCAGGAACACAACATAAGTTTTCCTGTAAATTAACTAAGGCTGGTTATGTTTTTGCAGATGCTGCCCAAGGAAAAATATTTCTTCATAATGGAAGTCAGTTAGAAGAGATTTCTAAAAATGGCCAAAGAATATTTTGGCGGGATGCTATTAATAAAGACCTTTTAGATAACCCTTTTCAAGGACAAGGAATAACCATTACTTTTGATGAAAAATATAATAGACTATTAGTGGGAGTAAGACAAGGAACTGATAAGTCATTTACAGCATCTTATTCACCTGCTACACAATCTTGGGTTTCTTTTCATGATTATTATCCTGATTTTTTAATTGAAACCAGGAAAAAGCTTTATTCTTTAAAAAACAGCTTTCCTTCTTCTCAATATAAAGGGATATATGAACACCATACAGGAGATTATGGTATATACTATAATGTAGTAGAAGATAATCCTACCCCTTATCCTGTACTTATAGATATAGTTTATAATCCTAATCCATATATTAATAAAATATTTGGTGCTGTAGAATGGGCTACTGAAGTTATTCAGGCAGGAGGAGTGCAAGTTAAAGATGAAACTATAGATTATATCACCCTTTCTACTAATAATAAAACTACAGGTAGGGTAGAGTTAGAAAGACTGGTAAACCTATCTCAAATACATTCTTCTAATATGAGAAATGTAAATGAATTTTGGAGGTTTAATGCACTTAGGGATATAGCTGTATCAGGACTTCCTTTCAGATTAGATTTTTACGATGATTTTGCTATTATAGATAGTAATTTAGATTATAACAGACCTTGGTACAGAAGGGCCAGGTTTATAGATAGGTTTATGATAGCCAGGTTTGAATATAGTAATTTATACAATAATTCATTTGCTTTTTTAAATCATAATGTTAATTTAAGGCAAAGCTACAGATAATTTATTATTTTTATTAATATGAAAAAAACCTCATTTAAATATAAGAAGAAAAAACTAAATCCTGGAGGACTTATTAATTCAGCAGGAGAGTTTACAGAAAAGGGTTTAGGAATAACTGGAGCTGGAGCTGTAGGAATGATAGGAGATATAATAGCAGCCAATTCTGAAAATATTTCTGTGACTGGAGGAGCATTAAGTGGTGCTGGAAAAGGAGCTTCAATGGGAATGGCTTTTGGTCCTATAGGAGCAGCTTTAGGAGGAATAGGTGGAGCTTTATTTGGTGGAATTAATGCTAATAAAATAAAACAAGAGCAAGAAAGAGCTAAAATTGAAGCTGATGACCTTAGAGAAAAAAAGCAAATTTTTTCTTCTCAGGCTATATTAAACAATTATAACAACAGAGGAATAGGGGCAGGAAGTTCTTTTAAAAAAGGTGGAATGATAAATTACCCTTATCAAGACCAGGATAAAGGGTTATTGATAAACCCTACTATTCAATTAGCTGATGGGGGGTATCTTAAACCTATATCAGATACTTCTGTAGAAGTAATAGGAAATAATCCACAAGAGACTGATGGAGTAGAGTTAGAGAATGCCTTTGTTAATCACGGAGAAAGCATAGAAGAAGATAAAGTATATACAGATGAGTTTGGTATTAATGGTAAAAAAGCAACCAAAAAAAACCCCTCATTTGCTACTTTACATAAAAGGCTTCAAAAACAAAAAACAGGGGAAGACAAATTTACAGAATTTGATGCTTTTATAGATAGAAAAAGTGAAGCTTTATTTGCTCAACAAGAAGCTCTAAAAGAAGGGCAAGAAGGAGAACCGGGGCTTAAAAAAGGAGGAAAGATATATATCAAACCTTCTAAAAGAGGGACTTTTACTGCAACAGCTACTAAAGCAGGATATGAAGTTCAGGAATATGCCTCTAAAATACTTGCTAACAAAAAAAAGCATTCTCCTATAATGGTGAAAAAAGCAAATTTTGCTAAAAATGCGGCTAAGTGGAATAAAGAATTAGGTGGAAAAATAAGTTATCAGGATGGAGGAACTCCTGAAGACAGAAAATTTGCTTTAGAGGAACAGGCTGCACTTTTTAATAGAGAACCTTCTACTCCTGAAGAATGGAAAGTAGAAATGGAGCTTAGAAAATATGAGCAATCACCTGAAGAAATAAATCAAAGAATACAGGATGCTGAACTATCAGCTAAAAATTTTCTTTATGAGAAAAAAAGAAAAGGAAATCCTCAGTTTGAAACTATAGAGCCTAGTGGTGCAAAACCCTATATGACATATAAACCAGGTTCTTTAAATAGCTGGTATCAACAAAGAATAGGAGGAGAGGTACAAGGCATACCTTTACAGGAAAGACTTGCTACAACTTCTTCAAAATTAGGATTAGACCCTGTTGAATTTACTGCAGCTATGGTTCAAGAAGGGGTAAATGCAGAATCCTTTAATACTAATTTAAAAGAAGCCGGTAATATTGATAGTTATGGATTTGGGCTAGATACTGTAGGAGAATATTCTGATGCTATAGAAAAAAAACTAGGCAAAGAATATAGCAGAGAAACACTTAACCTATATCCTGGAGAAAATGAAAGGAGACAAGCTGTAACTCCTGCCCTTTTCAAAGATTCACAAAGATTTTTAGATACAGCAGGAGCTTTATATCAGCATAGGGCAGATATAGTAGACAAAACCGCTAAAGATTTAGGTATAGAACTGTCTCCTTGGGAAAAAAGATATTTTAATTATATGAGTTATAATACTCAACATAATGCCCCTAATGCTGTTGTTTTTGATAAAGAAAATGCTGGAGAAGAATATAATTCTTCTATAAAAAGAATGATGAATAAGTTTAGGGAAGCTAAAAAATTAGGTTTGTCTGAAGATGAGTTTCATAAATATATAGATGTATCTGGAGATGCTTTAACTACACCATTTGGTGCTGTAGATAAGGGAGACGGACAACTTTTTTATAATGCTGGAAACTATGCCAGAAGATTAAAAAAATTACAAGGGGCTTATGAGCAAGATATACCTTTTTACCTTAAAGCCCCGGATAAAGAAGAAATCAATACTGTTCCTAAATTAAATAAAGGGGGATATACAGACATGAACACTTTAAGTGCTAAACATATGGAAGCTAATTTAACAAAAAGAAAAAAAAAGAAAAAAGGTTATCAGGGAGGTGGAGATAAACTTGATAGGTATTCTCAGGGAAATCCTACAGGTGCAGAAGACTTTTTTCCAGGAAAACCACAAAGATATTCTCAAATGACATTAGGTGCTGAAAGTACTATTTTACCTAAGCCTATCAGATATTCTCAAATGACATTAGGAGCAGAATCTGCAATGCCAACAGATAAAACTATTCCTGTAGCTGCTGATGCCACCAATCTACAATTGCAAAAGCCTATAAAAAAAATACCGTATTCTAATGTTGACTATCAATCTTTATTTAAAGAATATAAAAACGGGGGAAAAATGAAGAAAAAGTATATACATGGAGGAAAAGACCCTGTTTTAAAAGATATTCAATATGAGGAAAAAGGTACTTTATTTAACCCTTCTCTTAAAACTCCTGAAGTTCCTGAGGCTGAAGGACTTGGGTATATACCTATAAGTGACCTTAAACCACCTAACCCAATAAGACTTATGGGAAAAAAGAGTACAAGTACTCCTACCTATTCTGCTTCAGAAAATAAGTCTTTTGATTTTCAGAAATTAGGAGACGCTTTTGGTACTTATGGTGCTAATATAGCAGGAATGACTACCAGATTACCCGAAGTACCTAAACCTGAAATGTTATCTCCCACTAAACTAGCAAGAATAGAAAATGCAGAAGAGTTAGATAGAATTAATAGGGGATATAGAGGTAGTGTAGCAGGTGTAGACCAAGGAGTAGCTCAGGCAGGAGCAGCAGAATCTACTAAAGCAAGTTTGCTAGCTAAAAAATTGGCTGCTGAAAATGCAAGTTTTGATAGGACTGATAAAACTAATATTGCTATTCAAAACCAAGAAGCTGCTATTAATGCTCAGCAAGATGCTACTAATACCAGGATACAAAATCAATTTTTACAAGATCAATTAGGTAGAGATTTAAAAGAACTTGAAATAAGAAGGGATTCTCTTACTAATATGGCTGATAAATATATGTTGGGCAGAAGTGAAGATAAAAGGAGGCTACTAGATTTAGATAAAATGAATCTTACTAAAGAAATGTTTGCTGGAACTCAGGTAGATACCAGAACTATGGAAAGATTAAAAGAATTAAATCCTGAACTATATAAGATTGTAGGAGGAAAAAAATTCGGTGGTCTCATTAAGAGAAAACCTGGAATGAAAGTTAAAATGAAGAAAAACAAATTCCGTAAAATGAAGTATTAAAGACACTATTTATATTTTTGAAGATAAACCCTGGCTGTTTAGTTGGGGTTTTTTAATAAAAAATCCCTAAGTTTTTTGCAAAATTTAGGGAGTTGTGCTACTTTTATAATTCTGGTTATAACAGTTACCACAAAGGCAAATCTACAAAGAGCCTATTGTTTAAACAAACTGAGAGCTTAAAACTTTTTGATAAAATACTAAAAAGTCCCTTATTGTTCTTAAGCTACCTTAAAAGGCTGAAATCTTAACATAGTAGTAGCGTTGTTATAAGAAGTATAGGCAACAAGTATTTACTAACAAGAATATTCACTTATTTAAGCAAAACCCAGGCTCTATCCAACCTGATAACCTGGTGGGTGAAGTATGAACCAGAATATTCTTCTTTAAACCATTGAAATAGCTTAAATGCCACCAATCATTTAAGTGAGAGCTTAACAGGGCAGGTTCTATCCTAAGTTAAGTGTTAGTAAGGCTTCTTCCTCTTTGAGTTCATTTCACCCAATAGTGGCTATTGGTATCTCTAATTTTGTAATTATCTAAATTTAGGTTACCTTTAAATTGTGGTTTAAAGGAAGTATGGGCATTTTATAGTAAGTATTATGTGTTTACTTATATTCTAAATTAAAAATTAAAAATATGGCAAGTCCTTATGACAATCTAAGGTTTTCTCAATCACAAGTTATTCCTCAATATGCAGGAGCTCCAGTAGAAGAATTTAGTAAATTATTAGCAAAAAGGGAGGCAGAGTATAAATCTAATTTAGCAGATATAGACCAACTAGAATTAGCTGCCAGTACTTTGGATGTTAATGATGCAGATTATGAAGTAAAAAAAGCTGCTTTAGATAAAGTAAGAGAAACTATTCAAGGAATAGCAAATTCTGGAGGGGCTTATGAATTTGCTGGAGATAAAATAAGGGCTGCAGCCAGAAATTTTATGGGAAATGAAGCTTTGCAAGCAGCTATGAAAAATCAAGCTACTATTAAGACTAAAAAAGATGAATATACAAATTTATATCTAAATAAAAAAATATCTGAAGTAGGATATGCAGAAGCTATGAGAAGATTAGCTGATTATCAGGGAATTGGGGAAGGGGAAAACGGCATCTATGCTACTCCTGATTTATATACTCCTGTTAAATATACAGACTATACTAAAAAATTAGATGATTTTGGCAAAGGGTTTAAAGCAGACTTAATAGATAGTGGATGGGTACAGAGTGAAGATGGGAGATGGTTAAACAGAGTTACTAAAAGAGAACTTTCTGCAGATGAAGTAGTAAAAGCAATGAGAGAGTATGCTGAATCTGATCCTGATATAATGGCTACTATTAATGAACATCAGACTATAACAGGAGAAGATATTTTAACTAAAAATATAGTAGCTCAAGGAATTAAGTTAGGTTTTAAAGAAGAACAGTTTGACACTAAAGCACAACCTTATACATTGTCTGCCTATAGGGAAAGAGTAGGTAAAGATAAAACAGATGATGCTTCTATTCCTTATGATATTATTACAAGGGTGCCTGGTTCTAAAATTAAATCTATAGAAGATTATCATAAAGAAGTGCAAACTATAGAAAAATCTTATGATACCTTATTAGAAAAAAGAAATAAATTAAGTATTGACCCTTATACTAATAGAACTGAACTATATAAAATAAACCAAGACTTGGAGGCTTTAGCCGGACAAAAAGAAGCCTATGAAAATACATATAAAAAGTATGAACAGAGAGCACTTAAAGAGTTAGGCAAAACTTCTGCTCAGTATGCAGAAAATATTATTCCTTTTGAAGAATTTAAACAACAAAAAAGAATAGATGCCAGCCCTAATTTACAAGACTTTTATTTTACTAAAGAAGGTATTAAAGACTTAGAAAATCAATATAAAAAATATTTAGAGGTTGAAGCTCCTATAGCTAGTAAAATTAATGAGTATTTCATTAAAGCAGGAGAAGATAAGACCATGTTAGGAACTGCCAGAGTTTTATCTACTGAAAAAGAAAGGAAAACCTTAGGTGCTATTTTTGATTCTACTTTTGGGCTAGGGGCATTATATAAAGGCAAAACTTTAGAAGATAAAGCTGCTGACACATTATTAATGGGAGCAACTTTTGTAGGTACTGAAAAAGGCGGTCAACAAGTAGATAATGATACTTTAGAAAAAGTAAATAGTAGGGGGGAAGTTAACTATTATACTGATCCAGCTACAGGAAGACAAGGGTTAATTACTGACCTTTTAGATAAAGATGGAAGGTCATTAGGAAAGGTGTTTATTTCTACTCCAAGTTTGCAAGAATATATACTACAAAAAAACCCTGATGCTTTAGGTGCTATAGTAGGAGGGCAAATTACAGAAATTACTTCTTCTTTAGATGGAACAGGAAAAGTTAACTTATCAGCAACTAAAGAATATCCTCCTTTATCTGTAGACGTAGAATATTTGGGAAATGATTTAGAAGCCTCTGAACAAGGACTTTATAAGCTTACATACACTATGCCATCGGGAAAAGAAAAAACAGGGTATTTTGTTAACAATCTAGCTTTGATGAAGGCTATTAAAAACCTATACTTACTACAAAAAAATCAATAATATGGCGCTAACTGAAGAACAGGTTAATGCTGCTTTAAATGGAGAGGTTAAACCAGCTTCTGAAGCATCTACAGAACCAAAATTAACTGAGGAACAAGTTGAGGCAGCTATGAACTCTGCCAATATTTTATATGGTTGGGGACAAGGGGAACAAGTAAATCCTGATGATTTTGGTTTTAATTTAAAAACAGGAGATTTTGATAATTTTTTATACAGGGCTCAAGACCAGGGCTGGGGAGTTCAGTTAGGAAATGCTGCTGCCAGAATAGTACCTAATGCTGCTTTAGAAATAATAGGGGGAGTGGGTTCTATATTTGATTTTGAAGACTACTTAAATCAAGATAATGAGGTAGGAAATTCTTTAGTAAGAGCTTCTAATGAAGGAAAAGAAGCAATAAATGAAGCTTTTCCTATTTACAGGGAAAGGCCGGGAACTTCTTTAGATATAGGAGATTCTGCATGGTGGTTTGAAAATGGTTCTGGAATAGTTTCTTCTGCTGCTGCTTTTGTAGGAATGGGTATGGGAACTGGAGCAGTTCTTTCTAAAGGAGCTCAAGCTTTACAATGGGTGGCAAAAGCTGGTGGAATGGTAAGAACTGCTGTTAGAATACGTAAAGCTTCTAAACTTATTATTCCTGGGCTTAATACTTTAGCTTTAAATCAAGCTGAAGGAATGCTTACTGCAACTGAAATATATGATGAAACTTTAAAAAGGGGAATAAAACAAGGACTATCTCAAGATGAAGCTAAAAGAATTGCTGCAGCATCAGCTTCTCATTCCATTAATGTAAATAGAGCTAATATTCTACTTAATGCTACTTCTGTAGCCGCTATTACTAAAGGAGTGAATAAAGGGGTTACCAGACAAATTCTTAAAAAAGAAGCTATGGGAAGAGCCGTAGCTTTAGAATCTGCCCAAGAATATGCTGAAGAAGTAATAAATCTATATGCTGAAAAGGAAGGTAAAAGAAAAGCTGATTTTGATTTATTAGGAAAATACTATGAAACTAAACCTACTACTTGGGCAGAAAGGTTGTCAAATACTGTGTTTTCTATAGAAGGATTAGAAGCTGGTATTTTAGGGGCTGTAGGAGGGGCTGCTCAAACTGGGTTTACTCATGCAGGAAGGAATATAGCTATTAATGGAAAAAGTAAAAATGCAGAACTTAATGAAAGAATACAACAACAACAAAGCTTTATTTCTAATTTAGATGGGGTATTAAAATCTCAGGGCACTAAAAATTTTACTACTAATTCTGCAGGTTTGGACGAACTTAGAAAAAGTGTAGAAGAAAGAAACAATCTTTTAGCTTTAGCTGAAGAATATACCAAAAAGGGAGAAGAAGTGCCTTCCAAACTTGCCACTAAGATATTAATATCTGGAGATGCCATCTTAACAGATCAAGCTCTAGCTAATTTTCAACAAGGGACTACTGAGTATTTAGAAAGCTGGTATAAAGATGTGCAAAAAGCTACTGTAGAAGAAGCTGTTGCTATGGGATATACTGGAGAACAACTTAATGAAAATTCTCCTGTACATTATTCTAAAATGGCAGAAAGAGCATTGACCAAAATAAAAGAATTTGAAAAAATTTATCAGCAACATTATGCTTATAAAGGACTAGGCTCTATTATGGCTAATAGAATAGCTGCTAAAGCCACTATTGAAAGTATTAAAGAAGCTAATATAGAATTAGACAAGTTAAAAACAGAAGCAGAAGAATTTAATAAAACACTACCTTTATATGGCAATGAATTTAGGGTTTTAGTAGAAGATTTTGATAGGGTTTCTAAAACAGGAACACCTAAAGCAAAAAGATATATTACTCAAGCTAAAAAGAAAAGGGGATTACAACCTTATTTAAAAGCTGTTGAAAGACAAAAAAACATTATTAAAGAATTAAAAAACCTGGAAAAGGAGTACAAAAAACTTATCTCTGATGAATATCAAAATAAATTAAAAAAGATAGAAGAAGAAATAGAAAAAAAGGAGATAGAGAAACAGGAAAAAGCTGTTGTAAAAGCTAAAGAAGATAAAGACTTAGCTGAAATTCAGGATGATACTGAAGACCAAGCAGAAGCTGTTAATGTTCCTGAAGCTTCTGTAAATACCCCTATAGAAGAGACAAGTCCAGAAGTTGAAGGCCATAGAGGATATGTAGGGCCTATAGTAGAAATATCTGAAGAGGAAGCAGAAAAACAAGCCATCTTAGAAGAAATAATTGGTGAGGTAAAAAGAAGCTATGAAGAAGAAATAAAAAAAGAAGTTGGAATATCTGAAACTGAACAAAGAGAGGAAATAGCTGAAGAAAATGCTAAGTATATTGAAGATATTCAAGAAAGTAGAGATATAGCTGAAGGTAAAAGTTTTGATGTAAAAGACCAAACTACGATTAAAAATAATATAGTAGCTATAGATGAAAAACTATCCAGTCAAAATAAAACAGATAATAAGGCTTCTTCTGTAGCTTATTTGGCAGAAACTATCTTATCAAAAGAAAATACAGAAATAGACCCTATAGTATTTAATTATAATGAAGTTAATGTAGGAACTCCTGTTACTTTAAGAGTAGATACCTCTTATACTGGTAATGTTTATTATAAAGGAAACGAAGTTCCCTGGCAAGGTTTAAAGTCCAGTTTAACTGAACAAGAACTTTTGGAAAAAACACCTATTGTTATTATGGTAGGAGATAAAACAATAGGGTATGTGCATGATACTGAGTGGTTTACTTTATATAATATAGGAAAAGGGGCCCTTGAAAAATCAGAAACAGAGCCTTCTTTAAAAGAAAAAAAGATTGCTGAAGAAAAACTTGCTGAAGAAAAGGAAAGAAATAGAGCTATCAGAAAATCTGTTTTGGAAAAAGGCTCTATAAATACTACAATTTCTTATAGAGGAAATGGTATTATACCTACTATAGAACAGGGAACTAAGCCAGTGTCTGAAGCTTTGCCTGGAATTAAGATAGCAGTTATAAAGAAAAATACGTTATCTGATTATGAAGACTTAAATATTTTAAATAGAGAAACAATAACTAATGGAGAAAGGGTAAAAGATGGATATACTGTAGCTATTGTTCCAGTTAATAAAAATGAAGTGGGAGAAGAGCAATATATAGCTTATCCGCTATTAAGACAAAAATTAAATACAAAAGCTAAGTCTTCAATAGTAAAGGCTACTACCATTTTAATGAAATCTTTATATTATCCAAAAGCCATTAGTTCAGAAGAAACAAAAATAGCAGATACTATAAAAGAGTTAATTGATGTAGATATAAGAACTATAGAAGGATTTGAAAAATATTTAACTTTATTTACTCATAATACTTATCCAGAAGGTAGTGGTAACCTTTCTCAATTTATGCTTACGCAAAATGAGAATAAATACGCTATCAATGTTACTAGTAAAGGATCAGCAGGAGTATCTTTTGGTAAAGGAGGAAAACAAATTACTAAGACTACTAAGAATGTAATTATCCCTCAAATGTTCAAATCTAATCCTGATACTTATATAGAAGGGTTGGAAAATATAGTAGAACACTTGTATGCAAATATTAATGATGCTTTATTAGATGCTGATGTTACAATTCCTGTTATCACAGAAGAAAATAAAGTAGAGACTTTGTTTTCAGGAAAGTATACTGAATATGTTAAAACTTACGGCTTACATACCAATGCTACTTATCATGAAATAGGCACTGAAGAAAATCCCAAGAGAGTTTATACTATTCAGAGTGTTATTTCTTATGACGATAGTTTTTCTGGTTTTATACCTAAATCCAATCAAAATGAAACAGTAGCTGCTACTGAAAAACCTGACATAGATAAAGAAACAGTTTTAAAAGAACCTTTTGAACCTTCTGAAAAAGTAAAAAAAGCTCCTCCAGGATTGGAGTTTATGGATGATTTTGACTTCACTCATTTAGAAGATAAAAATAAAGACATAGAAAGTGAGGAATTGTTTGCACCTTATACCGGAAAAACAGTTTCTGATTATATTATAGAGGGCATTCCAGCACACACACAAAATTTGCTTATAGATAATATTATCTTTAATGTACTCAATACTGTTGAAAACGATGATTTAGTTTTATCTAGAGTACAAGAAGCTTTAAGTTATTTAACTGAAGTTAAGTTTCCTATGATTAAATCAGAATCTTGGAAACTTAAAGAACTGGTAAGACTTAGATTGCAAAATTTAACTAATACTGTTATTCAAAATGAAGAAGAATCTTTAGATTCTACTGAAAATAAGGATGAGGCAAGATCAGTAGAAGAAAAAGATCAAGCTTGGGGAATAGATATTTTGACCATTAATCCTAAAGACAGTTTAAGCAGTAGATTAAAACAATTATTTTCTTTTATCCCTTTAGTTAATAAAGAAGATGGAACACCTTTAAGAACTAAAGAAGGTCTTATTGTTTTTGCTGGGTTTGATAAAACTTATGAAATAGTAATGTCAGAACTTTCTACTAATTTTGATAAGGATACTCCTGCCCCAAGAACTTTTGATTCTATGATGGATACTCTATTGGCTGCTAAAGATATTTATACTTTTTTGCCTTTTGTTGTAGATAGGCTTAAAAAAGCTCCCAGACAACTTAAAAATGAATTTATGGTAAATGCTGATAAGCATTATACTGTTATGCACCATGTATGGAAAAAACAAACCTCAGATGGAAAATTTTATTATAACGTTTTAAATGATAATGCTAACTCCAGAACTCTTATTATAGAACAAACTTGGAGAAATAATAATTTACAGGTATCTAGGATTTCTAATAATCTTTTAGCTAATGGAGAAGTAGTGGAAGAACTTAAAGCCGAATTTGATAAATGGATAACTAAAGATAAACAAATTGAAGATAAGAAGGTACTTAAATGGCTTTCTGATATGGGTATAACCATTAATCAAAAAACTTTAGATTCCTTTAAAGAAGAAGATATATATGGCTTATCCTATGTAAAACATTTTACTACAAAGGAAGGAATATTTAAAAATATAAGAGAGGCTCTTAATTCTATAAAAGACGGTAATGAGTTGTTAGAAACTACTTTATATAGAATGAGTGCTTTTAGTAGATTGGCAGCACAAGAGGGTTTAAACAATAGTATGTATATCCCTGATTCTTTCAGGTCAGGAGATAGTAATATTTATGGTTATCAGGAACAAAAGTGGGCTGTTAAAAGAACTTCAGATTTAAAATACGATGAAGAAGAGCTAACAAGATTGGCTAAAAATCCTATAACTAAAAACATATCTTGGCTAAAAAAATTAGGAAAACTAGACCCTTCTACAGGTAAATTTGTTATAGATAAAGAAAGTAGGTTTTATAAAAATTTTTCTTTTGGTTATGTAGGATTAGCAGCTTTACAGGAAGAAGGTAAATTCTATGCAAATAAGAAAAAACTTTCTGAGCTGAGTTCTTCTGCTCATGAAGAAGTAAAAAAAGGTTTTTTTGAAAATAGGGCATTAGCTGATAAGTTTGGAAATAGAGTTGTTAGATTCTTTTTTCCTACTATGTCTGATAAGTCTACAATGTTTACTCTTAAAGTAGAACCTATCAAAATAGCTTATGATATTAATGGAAAATTAACTAAAGAAACTATTGATGCTTTATATGATACTATTCTGATTCCTGAAATTAATAGAATGGTAAATCATATAGAAGGAGAAACCAATATAAAAAACTATGACCAGGGAGCTATGATGTTTTATAGTGTTCCTGAATTAAATAATATTCCAGAAATATGGAATGGCACAGGAAGTACAAGAAGATTAAATTTAAAAGTAGGAAGAAAAGGAATAGAAGGAGATACTGTTAAAAAAATTATCAGGGAAAACTTTGAGAAACACTTAAACAACTTAGTGGAAGAACAGTTAAAAGACTGGGAGAGTTTAGGTTTATATAATGCTGATACTCATGTTTTTAGAGCAGGTTCTGAATATAAAGAATATTTAGATGGTTTAGTTTATGGAGAAATTGGCAGTTCTGAAAGAGAGTTTAATAAAGCAAAATTAGCAGCAGCAGATTTTGCTTTAAACTATATGGCAGCCAATGCTAATTTTCAAGTACTTTATGCAGGAGATGCAGCACAATATTATGTTGGGGAACCTACATTCAAAGAAAATATAAAAACTGAAGAAGGGGAGTTTAAAAAAGGAGATAAAATACCTGTAAATCATTCATTATATTATACTACTATAGCTAAAAATACTTTTATTAATATAGGTAAAAGACTAACTCTTTTAGCAGGGCCTAGAAGAAGTCCTGTATTTATTGAAGGAAAAACCACATATAGACAAGGTTTTGTAGAAGATAAAAGAACTGCTTCTTTAGCAATAGATTATATAAGTTCTATTTATGAAGACAATCCTGAATTTATAGAAAAATATAAAAATATAGTAGGTACCGATGCTGTAGAACTTATAACAGTATCTGAAAAAATAGAAATTCTTTATAGAGATGGAAAATTAGACAATACAGATTATAAAAGACTATTAGAAATTGCTAAAAAAGGAGGAGATTTTTCTTCTTCTGATTTAGGTAAACTTAAAGTATTTCAAGCTGATAAGCCATTATATGCAGGCAAAGCAGTAGAGCCTAATTCTTTAGTTGAAAGAAGAATATATATTAAATCTGCTGCTATTACTTTAATCCCACAATTTACCAGAGGACTTGAAATAGATAAATTAAGAGTTCTTATGGAAAATAAGAAAAATCCTGTAAATAGAATAGCTTTTTCTTCTGCTGTTAAAGTAGGAAATGTTAAAAACCCTTTAAATATATGGAATGAAGATGGCAGTATTAAGGAAAATCTAAGTTTTTCTGAAGATCAGATACTGACCTTAAATAGAAATGAGCATGGCATACAACAAGACATTCCTTATAAAGAAAAGGATAGTATAAAAAGAGTAGTTCAAGCTTCTAAATTGTCTTTTGTTAATCTGTTGAATAGAGATATTTTGGTAGATAGTAAAAAAATTAAAGGCAGAGAACTATATGAAAGATTTCAAAAAAATTGGGAATCCTTATATTCTTTAGCAAAAGAGGAGTTTTTTGAAGAATTAGAAGTAGATGTTTCTAAAGATGTTTGGATACCAAACAGTAAAAAATTAAGTCGCTATATTAAAAGAGAAGCTGAGCTTAGAAACCTTTCTTTACAAGATTTAGAAGGTTTAGAACTTAGAGAAGATGGTACTTTTGAATTACCTTTATGGGCTAATGGAGCTAATAAACAGTTTGAAGCTCTTTTAAATTCACTTATTACTAATAAAATACTAGAACAATCTATTCCAGGCAAAGCTTATGTTTTAGCTTCTGAGGAAGGTTTTCAAAAACAGGTAAAAACTATAGAAGATGTACTAGAAGAACAAAACATTAAAGACATAGAATCTTCTGGAATTGTATTTACTGAATTTTGGAATGGTAAAAGTTTAATGCCTTCTATAGAAGGTAGTAATAATCAAGTATTTATACCTTGGCCTTTTAAAGATGTTCCTATGGAACATTATATAAAGGATGGTAAAATAGACATGAGTAGAATAGATGCTGATTTATTTACTATGTATGGTATGAGGATACCAAATCAAGGGCCTAATTCTACAGGAAATTTGGAAATAGCTGGATTTCTACCTGAAGTTATGGGCGATATTATTATAGCTCCCAGAGATTTTGTAACTCAAATGGGGAGTGATTTTGATGTGGACAAACTTTATACTTACAGATATAATTATATAGTTACAGATAATGGAGACATACGAAGAATTAAAGAAGAATATTTAAATCCTGAAAAATTAAAACTAAGATTAAGTAAAGCAGAAAAACGGCTAAATGAAATTATTCTGTTAGATTTAAAAAAAGACAGACAAAGAGAAAAAAATTTACTTTATATTCAAATAGAAAAGCTAAACAAATTGCTTGAACCTAATGCTTTAGCCAAATTAAAATTTCAGGATGATATAGTAAAAATACATAGGTTATTAAATGCAGACCCCTCTAATTTTGTACAAAGACAGATAAAAGCCCCTTTAGGAGAAGGCAGGTTAAAGGAATATTCAGATATTATAGAAAATTCAAAAGATTCTTCTTTTTTTAGTCCCTATTCTTCTATTTATCAAAGAAATAAATTTAAAAATGCTTCTTCTGGAAATAAAGCTATTGGTGTTTTTGCTATAGCAAATACTTTTAATGCTTCTGCACAAACTGTTGAAGGCCCTTTAAAAATAGTAGATGGTGATAAAGATTTATATGTAAGATTTGGAAATCAAGTTAGTTATGGAGTGTTAAATAATGAATTAGCATTAGATAATAAAACATATATTTCTGAGAATATTTCTAATTACCTTTCTGTTGCTGTAGACAATGAAAAAATACAAGCTCTTCATAATTTGAACATTAATGATGTTACTTATGGTATAGTAAATTTATTAACCCAACTAGGATTTACTCATGATGTTATTAGTAGTTTTTTAGGTCAGGATATACTTTTTGAATTGGTAAAAAAAGTAGAGGAATTTCAAGATAAAGGAGAATCTTCAATTTCTGCTTTAAACAAGGCTTTTAGTGTGCTAGAAAAAGATTCCAAATACTCTGAAAAAGTTTTTGATGCTTTAGATGAAGATAATAAAAATAAAATATTAAAAAAATATGCAGACAGTAGTAGCGCATTTTTATTTGAAGTTATAAAAAAAGGAGAAGACCATCCTGACTATAAAATCACCCAAAAAGCTATATTGAAAAAATTTAAATTTCTTAGTAAAAAAGCTGTTTCTTTACAAAATTTACAAAGAATAACTAATATAGATTCTTCAGGGATAGGAAAAAACCTAATAGAGAGTAAAGTAAAAGAGGAAGCTTTTGTAGAAGCACTTACAGATAAAAATATTATAGGAGCTTCTAAGCTATTTGGAGAAATTTCTTATACACCTTTAAAAGGATACCAACAATTTGGAAATATTTACTTTAAGCCTACTTCTATTTCTGGATTTGCAGTTATCTATGGAGTTATTCCTAATAATAGGCTATGGAATCAATCCAGATATTTTCCTTATACAGATAAAGCAATTAATGATGTAGTAAAAACTATTATTGATATAAGCAATATTAGAGAATTTGATGAATATCAAAATGTTTCTATAGAAAGTAGAATATTTAATGCTATAAAAAGTTATTATTTTAGTAATCTTGGTGAATTAGGGTTTGTAGATACTTCACTACAAAAAGACACCGGTAGATTAGTAAGATATAATTTACTTTCTGAAGAAGGTGTTCTTCAAAATATAATTGCAAAATATAGTAATACTTCTTTGTTTATAAATAATCCTTTTTTAAATAAGCTTTCTATTAGAAAAAGGAAAGCTGGAACTCCAGGAAGTATTAATTTTTCTTCAAGAGATACAGATGTTGTAAGTAAACATAATATTTATGGAGGATTAATAAAACTGCTAAATTCTACTAAAGAACTTCCTGAGCAGATACAGATTAATAATGATAAAGTTAAACTTATCACTGAACAAGATTTAGCTAGAGCTTTAATAGTTTCTCAATATGCTACAGGAGGTATACAAAAATACACACAATTTTTAAGATATATCCCATTAGATTATTTGAAAAAAATAGGATTTACAGAATCTGCTAGAAACTTAGACTTTGCAAAACTTCTTAATGAAGGTAGAGGTAATAATAAATTTCAACTTCCCTATATGGTTATTCAATTTTTTCAGCATAATCCCTATTTACTTAATACCCCAGAAGTAAGTATAAGAGAATTTGTAACTAAAGATGCTGAAAAGGAAGAAGATATAACTAGATTTTCTGTTCCACTACCTTTAAATAAAGCAAAAATAGAAGACCCCACTCTATTAGACCCTATGGTTAAGTTAAAAGGAGAAAATAAAGACCATGTTTTTCTTTTTGATGGGAATGAATATATAAGACTAGATAATCTGGGAAGTGTAGATTTTAATGAATATCAAAGTAAAGAAATAACCAGAAGTGTTATTTATAACAATATAGCAAAAGATAAAAAAGGGGTACCGGTATCTTATTATGATCAAGTAGCAGCTAATACCCCTAAAAAACCTATCATTAATAAGGCTGATCAACTAAACCACATCACATTAGACCAAAAATATGGTTTTAATGAGGCTGAGCCAACTATCTCTAAAACCTTAATGGCTATATCCAATAATGGCCCTACTGCTCACAGAGCTCTTGCAGAAGATTATTTGCAAGTGTTTAAAGACGGAGAATACAAATTAGTAATAGATAGAAACTTACCTGCTAAAGGAAGACACATAAGAAGTGAAAAAACTGTATTTATTAATCCTGATTTACTAACAGGGGATGAGGATTATAGCAAAACTTTTTTACATGAGGTTACACATATGCTTACAGTAGAAGTACTAGAAAATCCTGTTACAGAACAACAAAAGAAAGCCAAAGCAAGTTTAACAAGATTATTAAATGCTTACAGAAAAACTCTCAAATCAGGAGAACTGGAGTTAGTAAAGAAACAAGTTTCAGAAGCTAAAGAAAAAGGCGTTTCTCCTAAACTAACTGAAGAACAACTTGTAAGAGTATATCCTGCTATTAATTTAAAAGAATTTGTAGCTGGTTTTATGACTGATGTCAAAGTTCAAAATCATTTAAATAAAGTAGATTTTAATGAAAATACTACTTATGGACAAGAATATGAAAAAAGACTGTTAAAGATTTTAAATTCTATAAAAGGTTTTGAATTAACTTCTACTTCTGCTCAAGCTATAAGAGAAGTAATTGCTTTAATAGATTATCAAGATGAAGTTAAATTAAATCCAGTAGTTTTAGCTAAAATGGAAAATTCTACTTCTAATAGTGTAGATGCAAACTCCAGAGTTAGAAAAAAATCTATTAAACATACTGAAGAAGATGTAGGCATAAAAAGTTCTATAGCACAGGCAGAGGCTAATTTCTTAGAAGACAATTATGAAAATATGATAACTTCTGCTATAAATAAAGCTGTGGATAGAATGGCTCCTATTGATGAAAATAATATTCCGCCAGAACCCACTACTTTTGAAGATTTACCAGCAGCCACTAAAAAAGAAAAAGACGAAGAAGCACCAATATCAGATTTAGTCCATCCTTCTATTAAAAATAAACAGGCTATTTTAAAAGCTTTAAATAAAAAAGTTAATAGGGACAAAAAAAGGATGCATGATTCTACTGATCCTAAAGTAGGAGTTTATTATGAGAATAGAATAATAAGAACTAAAGAAAAAATAGCTGAAATAGAAGAACAAATTGCTGCTATTACAGGAATGAATACTTATTCCACTACTTTAAAGATAGCTGAAGAAGATTTATCTTATGTAGATACTTTAGTTAGTAGTGATATAAGGCTTATTACTTCAGAAGATATGGAAATAGTGGATAGTATTATTACACTATGGAAAAATTTTAAAAAAGAAGAATTTGTTGAAAAAATTTATAGTTCTTTAGACACTGAAAAAGATTTTAACAATATAAAAAATAAAGCCGAATCTTTAGAGGATAAGTTACATGATATAGCTATAGAAAAGACCAAATCTTTTATTAAAAGAGAGTTGCCTAAAGCTACTTCTGAAGATATTAAAAATCTAATGGCTATATCTGATGATATAGGAGTAGCTTCTTCTTATATATATGACCTTTCGAGGGTAGATAATGTAATAGCTCAAGCTATGTCCAAATCTATTTTAAGAACTAATGACTATATAACTGAAGAAGTTACTAAAGTAGCAGAAGAAATAGACCCTATTTTACAAAATGCTGAAAAAGCGTTAAAAAAGCTGGGTCTTACTTTTGATGTTTTTATGCAAAAAGATGAAAAAGATAGATATACTGGTAGAATAATAATGCCATACTCCCAGAAATTTTTTAATTTGCTTAAAGCTAATTCTGAAAAAGCCTTTAGCCCAGAGGCTAGTAAAGAAGATAGACAAGCATATAGAGAATGGAGAAAACTTACTCAAATAACAATAAATCCTTCTAAATTGGAAGATAAAAAATATGTTGAAACTCTAATTAAAGAGGTAGGAAATGAAAATATAGAATATATTAAAAAACAAGCTATTAGAAGGCAGGAATACTATAATAAAGCTTTAGAAAGAGAGCAAATAAGAATAGATACTAATCCTGACTTATCTAAAGAAGAGAAGAAACAAGCTATTAAAAAATGGGCAGAAGAAAATAAATTTAAATATCAAATATCTATCCCAAGAAAAATAAATACCAGAGGAGAACCTACTGGGTTTTATGATAGCAAGTTTGAAATAATTCAAAATAACCCAGACTTAAAAGTATTTCATGAATATACAATAGATTTACTTTCTAAATTAGGTAAATATTCTACTAACAAAAGAACCCCTGTAAATAGTATTCCTTTAATGCAAAAGGAGTTTTGGGAGGCGGCTAAAGGGAAAGACAGTCAAGGTATTTTTAACCTTATGGCTGATGCCATGAAAAAAGGGTTGAGGGCTAAAGGTGCTTATGAAGATTATATTACAGAAATAACTTCTGGAAAAAGAACCCTTTCTAATAATTTTAATGAAGTTACTAAAAGACAGTTGGCTGATAGATTAGTAGTTAAAGAATTACAGTATAAGCAGAAAACAAATAAAAACCCTACTAAAACACAAATTAAAGAATGGAAAGCTGATATTATGGATGAGCTTACTAAAGAAAGCTCTTTAGACATTGGTAAAATATTAAAAACTTATGCTGCCACCGCTATTGCCTATAAGCATAAAAGTCAAGTAGAAACACCTTTAAGAATAGCTGAAAAATTATTAAAAGAAGTAAAAGCTGCTGAAAGAAGTTCTTCTGGAGCTATTATTAATGACTTGGTAAATAAAGGTATAGATGAACAAGGGCTTATCAATATTAATAACATGGTTACCAGTACTTTAAATCATTGGTTTGGTGTTAAAAAGCCTGAAAAAATAAACAAAAAAAGTAAAGTAAAATATACTTCCGAAGAGAAAAAAACCAAAATTAAATTAGATAAAATAATAGCTACAGCTAAGGAGAATATTGAAAAATTAAACAAAAGCTTAAAAAATGCTTCTATAACAGAAGATAGATATATAAAAAAGATAGCTGTAGAACAAAATGCTATAGATACTGCTCAAAAACAATTAGATAAACTAGGAGGTGTGATTTCTAAAGAACGTATCTTTAAAGGTACCATGAGATATATGCAACTTTTAGGTATGGGTTGGAATGCTGTAGCTGGAATAGCTAATTTAGGTTTTGGGCTTATTTCAAATACTAATGAGGGAATAGGAGGAGAATACTATACTACAAAAGAATTTTTTAATGCTCTTGGGGATGTTATAAAAGGGACTTTATTTGGTATAAAAACTGAAGATGGTAAAAAACAATCTATTCTTATGAAAAGATGGGGAATCTTACAAAAATCTTCACAAGAAACTTTCAAAAGAAAAACAGCAACCAATAAGTTACTTAATTTTTTAAATCCTTATAAGATTCAAGATACTACTGAGTATCTTAATCAAGCTCCTATAATGGTATTAATGCAGAAAAAAACTCCTGTATTAGATTCTAAAGGAGAGCCTGTAGTAATAAATGGAACTAAAATAAATTTTTATAATGCTTATGATAAAGATGGAAATTGGAAAACAGGTATTTTAGGAGAAGAAAAAAACTATCAAAAACAGAAGGACGACCTTAGAATACTTATAGGAGATTTAATAGCCAGAAATCATGGTAATTATAATAATGAGGGCAGACATTTAATGGTGAAAGATAGTTTAATAGGGCAATCATTAACTCAATTTAGGACTTGGATGTTAGAGGGCATAGGAAACAGATTTAGAGAGGAGTATTTTGATAGAATTACAGGAACTATTAAAAAAGGTAGATATGTGACTATTTATGAAGATTGGGAGAGAGCAGCTAAATTATTATATAGTGCTAAAACATGGAAAGAGTTATCTATTGTAGATAGAGCTAATGTAAGAAAAACATTAGCAGATATAGGAATGCTATTATCTTTTATGGGGTTTGTTACTTTACTTAAAGGTGCAGCAGAAGATGAAGACGATGAAGATAAATTAGCAGTATTGCATTTACTTATTAATATTGGTTTAAGGATGCAAACAGATATAGCTTTTTATGTTAATCCAATGGAAGCTGAAAGACTTACTCAATCTACTATTCCTGTAGCATCTTTAGTTTCCAGAGCTTCAGGATTAACGCAAGCTATGTATAAATATATAATGGACGAAGATGAAATAACTAATGGAATATATGCAGGGGAAAGCAATTTATTACATAAAGGATTTAACTCTATACCATTTGGAAAAGCTATATTACAAGTTCATAAAACAGCAACAAGACCATTCAGATAAAAAAAGGGAGAAAATTACTTCTCCCTTTTTTCTATAGAAACCACTCTTTTTTAGGGGCTTCTAATAATTCAGCATGATCTTCTATTATTATATTTAATTTTTCTTCAAGATACTTTTTTAATCTGGGGTCTTTATCTAACCCAAGAATAATATCATGGGTAGCAGGTAGCCCGGAATTTTTTTTGATATGCTGTTTAATAGAACCAGGAATAGTACTATATTTACCTGTTACAAAGGCTTTTATAGTTTTTGTTAATCTGGCAGGAAAGTTATAAATAATGATATTATCATTTTCTATCTTCTTATCAAAAGCAGCAACATTAAAAGCAGTATAATGAACGTTAGCTATATTATAAGTGAAACAAATTAATTTTAAATTTTTAATATCAAGTTTTACAGATTTTAAATTGCTTTTTCTTTGATAACTTCCAAAACTACAAAAATTGACCCCTGCTAATGGAAGTAAATAATACGTTACTAAGTTATGCATTAAAGCAATATTTAAAAAGTTCTTAAATATTAAAAGGTAATTTTTGCCCTACTAAGATAAAGGGATACTAAGAAATAAGCAAAAACAACAAACCCTATTTAAAGGGTATTTAGTCTATCTTAGATAGTCTTTCTTAACCAATAATATTGTAATAAATTTTCCAAAGTTTTCCATTATAATATATTTTAATGCAGTATAGTGGCTAAAGTTAATAGCCTTGCAAGGTCTTGTTGTAATTTTATGGTTAGTCATTAAGACTACTAGTCTTGTCCGTTGTAGTGCACTAGTACCTGTGAGCATTTTGAGCGTTATTAATAGCTCTCTTTAGTTCATTTGCTAATACAGTCATTTTCTTGTCATCTATTTCTATAACAACAAATTCTTTTCTGTTCCAATGCTCTCTAACCTTTATTTTAGATTGATCACTTTTTAGTCTTTTTTCTTCTGTTCCGTTGATTTCGTATACTTTAATTAGGTTAGTACTTTCAAATCTGCTGCTCATATTTTTCTTTTTTTGTTGTTTATAACTAATATTAAATTTTTTTTTCACGTTCTTCTTTTTTTTGCTGATACTTCTAAAATTTAGGAATTGCTAAATATTTGAATTTAATTATCAGTATTATTATCAGATATTAATCCTAGGTTACTTTCATTTATTCCTTTCAATAAAGTATAACCTATAATATTAGGTTTGTATGTTCTTTTATAACTTGGAAGTCCTTTAAGAGTTACATTAACCAAAGGCGTCCATTGGCTGTCCCACACACTACCATCTTTGTTAATACTTTTTAACCAATTGTATATTTTTATACAGTCTTCAGCATCTTTTTTGGTGTCAGGATTTTTTAGTTGTTTTTGTAATCTATCTAATAATTTTCCCATGACTTAAAACGTTTATAATAATGTATTTTATTAGCAGCGTTGTAATTAACATAATCCTATCTAAAATTCTTCACCACATTTTGTGCATTTATTTAAAACGGCATCATCTCCAATTACAACATAATCAAATGGATGATTACAATTTTTATTGCTAATTTTTTGTAGTTTAATCCTTGCAATAGTTATCCTATCGCTAATTTCTTCGTGAATTGCATCCTCAAACTCACGGAGTACCTCATCTATATATTCTGTATTATCCGTATTCATAATTTATATAGTTAAATTTGTTTTTTGTTTACTTTCCTAATAACAGCAACTTTTGTTGCGCTTGACCCCTGTTAGCAACCATACTACAATAGTTGGTTGCATTTAGCGGATGGGTCTTTACTCCCTCCTCCATATTTACATTCATCACAATCAATCTTAGTGTTATATTCACAATCATATTCTATGCCCCATCCTATGTCTGGTATTTCATATCCTTTGCATTTTGGGTGTCTTGTGTCAGTACGGTTGCTAACAATAGATATACCCAAATTGGCAAATCTTTTGTTGACTGAAACATTTTCCTTTTTATTACACATTGTTTTAAATTTTTAATTACTATTATTTTAATTGCCAATCAGTGTGTATATCCCAATCCGTTGGTTGCTATTTAATTTAAAAAAAGCTCATCCAACTGTTCAGCCATAGCTTCTGCTGGCCACTGATGCCCAACACCGTATACAATTAAAAAATTGGAGTTAGTCATTTTTAGAAGTTTTAGTTGGGTCAACCATGAAATAATAAATGTTTTTTGTTTCTTTATCATACCTTCTTTTAATTTCTTCATGCCATTTTTTAATAAGATACATGGCAACCTTTAATTTGTAGAAACCACAATTCCTTTTATTTAAAGGATAATTAATGCTTGGATTGAATTTTTCGTAATTTCCAACTTCCGTACATATTCCTATCCATGACCTTTTACCAAGAATACCAATCTTTGACAATGACATTTGGGGATAGTAAACTTTATCTCCATTATTTTTCTCTTCTACTTTAATTCTAAATTTTGGGTCTGTGAATGTTCTCATTTTTTATATTTTTAGTTAACTAATTTTCTAATTATATACTTTTTTCGTTACCCACCATTAAGGCAGTTCGGTAATTATATAGTTTATAGCCATATTTATATCAGTTTCAATCTGAAATTTAAAGCCTTTGAAATCATACACTTTTTTATCCTTTACTCTTTCAAGGCTGTATTTTTGCAATAGTTCATAAATCTCTGGGAGTGTAAGATTATCCACGTTTGCTTCTATATTTAAGTTTATTGTCATCATAGTTTCTATTTTGCCTGCGCTCATGTGCTTTTAATCTATTTTCTCGTTTGATATCAGCCATCCATTGCAGCACTTGAATAATTCCAATGGTTTCATATCCTTGTTTCTGCAACTCTTTTAATCTTTTTTCAAGTTCTTTCATTTTTTTCAGTTACCCATAATAAAAATTACTTACGTGTGTATGTGTCAATACCACCCTCATAGTTTTCATAACCTAAAGCCATTGCAATACAAAACATTTTAGTTCTTGCGTTACATTGTTCCATATAGTCAAGAGCTTCATATAGTATTTCAATCTTCTTAGCTTGTGTTAATTCACTAAATTGTTTTGCTATAAAAGCTTGTGTGTACTTCTTTTTAACTTCTGTTTTCATAATCCGTAATTTTAAAATATGCCTAACAATAAATATAGCAGAGTGGGGCATCGTCCCAAATCGCCATATAGTACCTTTTATTTAATTTAGTGCAAGATTGAAAGTTGGTACTGCTATCTTCCCACCTTGCCATATTTTTGTAACGTTATATTTAAGTTTGCTTAAATAAGGAACATTTTTTTAAACATACTGAATCCGTCAACCATGAATCACAACTTTTCCATGCGCCAGTATCCTTGCAAACATCCGCTCGTGCCTCGCTAAACATAACAACTGCTATGTCAGTATTATTTTTTCTCTATATCTGACACAATTTCACACTCGGAAGATGGAACAAAAAACATATTTTGTCCTTCCGAAACTGTAATACCTAACTTCATATCCTCAAAATCAACACCAAGCAATATAAAATCTACAGATTCAGCGTAGTATCCGTTACTTTCTCCATACCATCTAATATCTACATATCCTTTAATTGTTGCGAATTTATAATAAGTCCAAGTACAAGACCCCCGAAGATTCCCTTGCTTTGTTAGTTCAATGTCTTCTTTAGAAGATGGCTCATAATTAGAAACTTCTTCTGCTTTTAGTATTGGGCCCCCAACCAAATCTTGTAAGTCACCAACTATATCTTGGATCGAGACACTTTCGCAACAATCTTGCCTGTGATACATTTTATATTACTTTCCATCTTCGCAAGTGAATATTATCTCGTCATTATCTATTTTTTCTACTTTTGTAAGTGTTTTGCCAATCAATTCTTTTAATCTTGTCATTTTATTTAAGTTTTATATTTACAAACCGCGTATGTATTTAATTCAATCACGCCACGTTACCATCATCTAATTTTTCAAAAGTTATTTTGTCCATAATCTATGTAATTTCATATTTTAAATTTAGTTTTCACGAACACGAGCATTCCACTTTTCTTCTAATATTAACCCTATTTCTTTTTTAGACTTTCTACCACCTAAATATGGATTTTCGGCATAAGTCATCTGACAGCCGCATACGCTACATTCTAAATAATGTATTTCTTCACCATATCTGCTGTTTGTATTTTCTTCTCTATATTTTTTTGAGATAGAATTATTTCCACAAAAAGGACAGTTTAATAATTTCATAATTACAACTTTAATAATCTTAAAAATGTTATGCTTATCAACGCGAACCCGCAAATTAGCTGATAAGGGAACCATCCCAAACCAACATAATAAATAGCTCGAAATTTCCCAAATTTAGAATCACGGTAAACAAAGTAAATTCCTATTATAGGAATCCAATATTTAAATTCAGACATATTATAAAGTAACTTTAATTGTTTCTATACCTTGAGTTTTTACTTCTACTTTAGGTACTTCAATCCCTTCATTATCGTAGATAGGCTCTTGCATTTTTTTAGCCATTTTAAGGAGTTCTGTTCTCTCTTTAAGCTTAGTGGATAGTTCTGTCCAGATAGGGTCTTGAGAGTAATTTAAAGTAGCCCCAGAGCTTGATAGGACTATGTTAGTACTTCCTACTTTAGTCTTGCCATTGTATTTAGATAGTTCTTCAGTAGCAGCTTCTTTTATGGCTTTATTAAAAGCTGTAAGTACTTCTAAATACTTTTTTGCTGAAATAGTTAATCTTATAGGATCAGCCCATCCACTATCTATTAATTCTTTGGCTTTATTTTCACCATAGATTTTTAATTCTTGCTTATTTAATTCTAAAATATCTCGATTTAAAATTAATTCTGTAGTTTGTTCCATAATAAAGATTTTTAATAAAATACTAATGCCCAAGGAATATTTTGAAACTTTGTATTATCATAATATTCATAATATCCTGTCTCATAACTGCCCATTCTTTGATTTCCTAATTGATGTGGTTTTAAAGGTCTGCTAAAATGACCATAAATAGCAATAGAAGATTCAGGCCCTCCTTCTAAATAAACTGCTCTATAGATTTTTAGCTCTTTGTGGTTTAAAAGAATATCTATAAAATTATGCATAGTATAGGGTTCTCTACTATGAATGAATAATACATAGCCATCTGTAGTAACAGCAAGCATTGCTACTGACCATTTTTTTTGGTCTATTTGCCATCTGTTTCTTTTACCTTCTTCTATAATTGTTCTTATATTTTGACTTATATTAGGCCATTTCATAATAGCTTCCAAACCGTCTTTATACTTATCTAAAATAAGTAAGGTGTCTTTATTCCAAACTATAAAACCATTATAATCTTTCCTTATTTCAGGCTGAATAACTTTATTGTTAATTTTAGTGTATCCCATAGGCAGGTATCCTAATCCCCACATATTAAGATTAATACCTCCATCGTACCACTTAGCCCATTCAGGAAGAGTTTTAATGTTATCTTGATTTCCAACAGCTTTAAACGTATATTCTTTTTGATCTATTTTAAAAACCCATATATTTTTATCTACTGTTGTTTTACTTATCCCTTCTTCGGGATAAGTCCATAAAAGCTGAGCATGAATCATTGTACTCCATAAAAGCAATCCTATAGCAAATGTTAAAGCTATTAGTAGTTGTTTAATTTGTCTTTGTGTCATTTTTTTAAATTTTTAATTAATTTTTTAGTAATAGGAACTATCCATATTCCAGGATTATCTTTGTTGTAAGTGTAGTATTTACCTTTTAGTTTAAAAGGCACAGGAATTATTTCATCAGAATTATCGTCTTTTATATATTCATATTCTACCATTAAATCCTGAACTCCCTGAACTAAGTTTACCCAATCTTGTTTATGTTTAGTTCCTCTTATAAAATGAATACCAATTTTAAAAGGCTTTTCTTCTTCTCTAACAAGAGATAAAAAATCTTTTTTCTTCAGTAACCACTCTATTTTTGAAATTTTCTTGTATTTCATAACAGTCTTAGAATGAATAAGACGAGGTTTTTGCCCTTTCTTGATTATCATTCTTTTACTATTTTTAAAACTAGGGAAATTACCTTTTATAAATATTCCTTGTGCTTTAATTTTCATAATGTAATACTTCCTTCTCTGTAAAATTATAATATGTAGATAGAGCAACATCTTGACCAGAAAATAGCAAAGGATTAGGCATATTTTCAATGTGTTTTATTACTTTCTCCAAAGAGATTGGAGAATCAGATAAAACCTCTCCTTTTAAAATATGCTCTTTTATTATTTCTACTTTATCATAAATAGAATCAATTTTTGCTTTAAATAATAAAGTATTATAAACTATAAAAAGAACATGAATATCCCAAATATAAACTAAATCATATTTATCTGCCTTTTTTCTATTGTTCAATAATTCACTAAAAGTTATTAATAAAATATTAGTATCTTCAAAAAGGTTTTCAACATATGTAATTTCACATAAAGAAAGTGTAGTTAGATATCCATTTAGTTTATTGTCATAAAACACATAACCTTTAGTCTTATCATCCCATACTTTGTCTGGATATTTTTCATTTAATTTATGTTTTATAGCCTTAAAGTTTTTTATCTCATAAACTATATTGCTGTCTATAGTTGGACTTTCCCAGTATTCTACATAAGTAGATAAAGAAGAATTAGTTAATTTGCTTTCTATAATAACAATACAATCATCAAAATTAGAAATAGGGGTTTCTATACTTTCTTCTTCAAGTTCTTTTAAAGTAGAAAAAACAACAAGCAATGCATTTGGAATTTGTACTATTTCTTCAGTAATCCACTGCCCTTCAAAATAAGTTTGTTTTATGCTTCTGCCATTAGCTCCTATTTTAAGCAATCTTTGCATACCTTCTACTAATTCTATACCTTTATAATAGGTCTTATCTACATATTCGATAAAATTATATAGTGTTATAAAAGCACTTCTACGTTTAAGCCAAGCATTATAAATTATTTGAGAATTTAAACCTATTTCAATCTCTTTTTTTTCCTTTATTTCTTGTTTTTCATGGGCTAAAAAAGAAAGTAAAACGGCTTCCATTTCTTTTTTCTTGTCTTCCCTTTTTTTGGCTTTCGGAGACCATACTGATCTATCTATTTGAGTATAAGAGAGCTTTTCTAATATCTTATCTGTATAGACAATTTCAATATTTTTCTTTTCAAAGGGAGTAATAAATCTGTCTTTAAATGCTTTAGAATATCCTCTGGAGTTAGTTACTAAAGGAAAGTCTTTTTCTATAAAAACAGTAAACCATTCACTTTTTACATTTCTACCTGAAATTAGCGCTTTTTGTAGTTCTTTTATATATTTTGTTTTAAAGGTAAAGACATATAAAAAACCAAGCTTATCCTTTTGTTTATAATATATTAATGTTTTTGCTATACCTCTAAACTCTATATTATCTACTCTAAACGGAGTTCCATTAAAAGCTTTATGATAAGAAAATTTAGTCAAATATTTTACATTAGGAAAAGCTATGTTAGATCTAAGATGAAAAACAAGATCATCTAACCTTAATACTTTTTCAATAAATTCTTTTTTAGGGCTTAGATAATCAGAAAAAGGATATCTTCTGTTGTAATAACTAGTAAATTTAAAGTTTAAGTATTTATTGATATTTATTGAATCACAACAACTACTACTTAAAAACAAATTATGTGTATATATTAAATGTTCAATAGAATCAAATGTAGTTAAAATAGGGATATATTCAGATTTTTTCATACTGAAATTAAATTTTCCATCTATTTCTACTTCATTAAATAATCTTTGTGCTCTATGACTTATCATTTTTTTACTTTTTAATTTCAATTAAAAACAGATTACCTTCTTCCCTAATGTGAAAAGGTAGACTATAAAACATATGCTTAGAATAAAAATTAGTCAAGCCGTGTACCATTCTTCCTGCACAAATATGAGCCCAATGATTAGTTTGTTTGATGGTACATCCTACTTCAGGGATTTCACTATCCTCAAATAAAGTAGCTTCATAAGCTTCTTCCTGTCCTTTTTGGACAAAAAAAACCTCATATTGGTCTAGCAGCAATCTTGCCTCAATAAGCAATTCTCTATCTTCTTTCTTTTTCCAGATTTCAAATAAATCTTTTCTTGCCTGCATATTATCAAAACAAGAAAATATTACAGTTTCAGGAATATCGGTCTCTTTATCTACTTTTTCATTATAGGGGTATATTTTTGCAGTACCGAGGTCCATTGCTATCTCAGTAATTGCATTTACTTTAAACTTGCCTAATTGATGTATAGTAAATGTTTGACTTGCCAAATTTACTTTTTCTACAATATCGTAGTCATAGATATAAATAGAAGACACTATTCTTGAAAGCATAGGAACTAAAGCAGAACCTATTCCTCCTATTCCACAAACAGCTACTGATTTTTTTACTAGTTTAGAGAAAAAAGGAGCATCTCTAAATCTACTGTGTCTTGTATTAATTTTATTTTCTAACATTTTTTTAATTTTTAAGCTTCTTTCCAAATAGTTTCTAATAATTCTTCTACATTATCGCCTATTCCTTCCATTTCAGCATCTTCTGCATAAAGCATAAAATTTTCTTTTTGCCAAGGGGTAGCTAATTTAAATTTTTCTACAAAATTTAAAATAATTTTATTCGCTTCAACAAAAGATAGAGCATTAAAATAGTCTATTGTTTCTGTAATTACTACATTTCCATTAAACTCTCCATGTAAAAAATCTCTTAGAAATATCTTACCTTGTTTTTTTCTATACTCTAGTTGCATATCGAAAGAATCTATATTCTTAGCAGTATATGTATTAAAATTTGGAGTATAGGTTTTAGGTTTACTTACTATGTAATCTACTCTGTCTTTTAAAGTTTTAGGTATGGTAATGTGAGTTTTTGGCATTTCTATCTTAAAATTAATAACTACCATAACTTCTTTTTTAGGTAGTTGCCATTTAGCTCCTTTAAATTTCTTGGGGTGTATTTTTTGACTGGGTAGTTCAGCTTGAAAAGCTAATTTAGCATCAAACTCCAGATCATTATTAGAAATTAAAGAAAAGTAGTACTCTTCATAAATGTTTATCTTATCTTTTAAATCTTCAATATCAGTGGAAGAATGGAAAACAGCCATATTATTATGTGAGTGATGCTTTCCTGTCCTATAAATAGTATTATTAAAAGGGTCTAATTCTTGTTTTTTATCATATAACTGAATAATGCTTTCATCAGAATCAAATTCAGTATAACTTACATCCCCTTGGTCCATAAGATGAATATAGTAAGGAATTATTTTAAATGTTGATAATTTAGAAGGTACCCCTTCTATAGCATAAAATAAAATACCTGACCATTCTATACTTGATATTTTATTGTTAATAAATTTCACTTGGTTTAAAAAATCCTCTGTAATTACTACAGTAGCTTTTTCTTTGATTTCTATCATTGTTCTGTTTTTTAGTTTGTTTTGTCTGTTAAATATATGTGTAAGCGGTTTCCTATTATTTCTATAATTATTCTAAATAATGCTGGATGTACAACTCTAACACCTTTTTCTATTTTTATATTATTGTTAGAACCAGTAAAATTTATTTTAGGAAATCTGTTTTTTCCTTTAAAAAAGAAACTTCCAGTTAAGTTTATATTTTCTGCATAATTTAATATTTCAGAATAGTCTTCATTTTCTACATAATAAGTATTGTTGTATTTAATTGCAGGGTTAACTATAAGGCTATAGTAAGGGTCTTCTGAATATATTTTTTCCCATTCTTCAAGAAGTTCTAATGAGTTAAGTATAGTCACACTGTCTAAATTAAGCACAAAATATAACTTTTTTATAAAGTACTCTGGTACAGTAGTGATAAAATGTTCAGCTACTTCCTGTTTATCTACAGAAATATAACTAGTCATATCTACCGAAGTGTATTCATTAATAGCATCTTGTACTTCTGTCATTTCAATATAAGGCCCTCCTTCTAAAGATTCCCATCTTATAAAATCATTTATGAAGTTTAATAAGATAATAAAATTATCTATAGTAAATTGTAAATTTAAACTAGCTAAAACTACACTAATACCGTCTGACCCTAAACAAAAATCTGTAAAAGATATGCGTACATTTTGTTCTTCTTCTTCTTCTTCTATATCTAGTGTAGGTAAATGAGAGTGAATATATCCTTTATATATTTCTACAGGAGAGAAAGATAATCGTATTCCTTTTAAAGTATTGTAGAATATGCTTACATTTCTATTACTATCATATCTCCAACCTAGTTGTATGTATAGATCAGTAATAGTATGTTCATCGTTTTTACTGTTTGTAATAGTTATCTTAGGAAAATGAATAATACATCCACCATCTTCTTTTATGTCTACATACTTTTCCCCAAATATCTGATAAAGTTTTTCTTTGATTTTTTCTTCGTCACTCATAATATTTTAACTTAAAAAAGGGCTGCTATAATAGCAGCCCTTAACTAACTTACATATAACTAAAACCTATTTTTTAATTCCAAAAAGAATCTTCTTCAGGAGTAACGCCAGAAGACAATCTCTTTTCTAAAAAGGAAACTCTTTTTTCAAGTTTTTTCAATTTGGTTTCTAAGTTTAAGGATTTGTTTGATGTAGAAGAAACAACAGAAATAGTTTCTTTTACTGTTTTTTCTTTCTTTTTTGTAGTGTTTTTATTATAGAAAGAATCTAAGGCATCAATACAAGCTTGTTTACCATTAGGAGCAAATCCTGTAATTTTCTTACAGTAAGTTCTAAGTTCAGAAAAATTTGCTTTGTGGTAATTAGCTTTTGTTATAGTTCCTGATTTATTTTTATCAGTACTTACTATAAGTTGTAAATTTTCCATTGGTAATTCTGCAGAAGCACTACTGTAATGATGGTTAGTTTTTCTGTCTCTTACTTTAGTGTTTTCAAAACTTATGTTTAAAGTTTCTTCTAACTCTTTTTGCAAAACTCCCCAAGTAGTTGCATTACTTTGCATTTCTTTAGGGGCTGCTGCTCCTGGTAATGAAATTTGTACTCTTCTCATAATTTTAATTTGTTAATAATAAACGTTTATTTTAATTTATTTAAGTGTTCTTGGATTTTGTAAATTAGTACACCTAATTCTCTTCTTTCTAAAGTATCTTCTTTAATAGAGTTTCTATTATTTTTTAAAATAATAACTACTTCATTTAGAAAAGAAAAAGCATCCTTACTCCATAATGAGTGTTTATCATCTTCCAAAGCTTTTGTTATTTCTTCAGAAACAGTATTAATAACTTTGTCACTAAGATTAAACTCATGTTCTTCTAAAACCTCAACAATAATATCTTTGGTGTTTTTCATTCTAATAGGTTTAAAAGTATTTTTTTAGCTTTAACTAAACCTTCTCCTTTAACAAAATCACTTATATCTTTATATCCTGTAGAAATAGGTAATTCTATTTTAGGATAAGGATATAAATGAGCATTATGGCGTAAATCATTATCAAAGAATACTACTATTTTGCTATATTTGGCTTCTATTTTATTTAAGATAGCCCTGGTTATTAATGTAGATTCTGATTTTGGTGAAATAGCCTCAAAACCTAACTCATGTAATACCATTACATCTTTCAAAGATTTAGTAATGATAAGTAAGTTTTTGTTTTGTTTAAGTTGTAATAAACCTTCTACATAATTACGAGGATAGTTATTAATAAATTTATACTTTTTTTCAAAAGGAGAATAAATTTTATAATACTTACCTATTCTATATGCAAAAGACAAACTCTTAGGCTTAACTGGAATATTGTTCCATAATAAATAATCTACTGAAAAAACACTATATTTTTTTAGTGTAGATAAACTTATTTTAAAACTATTCCAAAAAGCTAAGTCTTTATTTGTAAAAGATTTTATTTTAACTTTTAATTTCTTTTTTTTCTTGATGGGTCTACTTCTTACAGAGAGTTTATATTTAGCAGTAGTGTTGGTTAATCCAAAATCATTTGCTATTTTTTTTAAAGCTTCTTTTTCTGTAATAGAAAATAAAGAAGCTACAAAAAATACAATGTCCCCTGTTTTATTATTATTACCATAGTCTGTGAACATAAGTGTTCCACTTGAATTATAATATAGTCTAAAAGAAGCATTAGTATCTGTATCCCTTAGTACAGAAATAATATTTTCTCCTATTTTTATATTTATATTTCCTAATATTTGTTCTATATAATAAGAATAAACAGTAAATTCATCAAGAATAGAAAACATAGAAAATCTGCTTAATCCTAATCTAGCTGTAACTAGATCATAGGTATTAATTAGATTTTCTTTGTTACACATTATTATTATTATTCAGAATCTCCAAACATTTCTTTAGCGGCTTTAGCCTCTTCAGGATCAGCCTCTGATTCTTCTATTATAGGGTTAGGATTACTTAAATCTACACCAGATGGAGTGCTTTTATCTCCCTTTCTGTATCCAAGTTCATAGTTACTATATTTAACATTAGAAGCTTCTTTTTTAATGTCCATAGATTCCCAAAAAGCTTCTTTCTCTAAATCAGCATATTGCCCTACTTTAGGAAAAGAGGAAAAAGCTTTCAATTTAGACTGTCTGTTTAATCTAACTCTAAACAGCAGTCCTTTTCCAATAAATGGAGTAACCATATCAATAAATTGAGTTACTATATTATTGTACATTTTAGACATGACTGTATCAGTTATAAGTATTTCTCCTATTTCTTGGTCATTTTTGTTTGCAATATCAATTCCTTTAAAAGGATTAAATTTTTCAGCTATTTTATCTTTTTCCAAGTATCCTTTTAGTATGTGTATTAACATTCTTTTAAGGGAATCAAATTCCCTTACTACATCATCAGGAGTTTTTACATATTCTCCTAAAGTTACAGGCCAAATAAAAAAATCTTGTCCTTCCTCTACTGAAGATTCATCAGAACCACTGCTTAGCCTTTCAGTAAGGGATTTTTCTCCACCTTTTTTTAAGCCTATTATAAGTGTTCCTTTGTCATTAATTTCTGCTTTTACAAGTTCTATATTTTCGTGTATTCCGACTTTTAACATATGTTTTATTATTTATAAGGTTTATTATTGATTTTCAAAGGGTACTTCTTCTATATTAGCTTTTTGTGGTTCTTCACCAATAGGTTCTGTGTTAACCACTATTAAAGGATAAATCTCACAATTTTCCCTTCTTACACTTTTTATAACACCAGCTTCCTTTCCTTTAGCTACTACATAAGGTAGATTATAAATACCATTATTTGAGCTTAATTTACGCTCTCTAACAAGCTTTAAATCTAAATAAGGTTCATCACCCATCTCTACACCTAAAACAACATCAAGATAGCTTAAAAGTGTTTTACCAGCACTTATGGAACCTTGAGACATTACAGAATGTACGGGTTTTCCATCTTTCATTCTATATTTTCCAAACAGCATAGGTTTTCTGGCAGATGCTCTATTTACAGTAGCTATTGCTAAAAATCTAGGAGTGTCTTTTGGCAGCATTCCCCATAAAGCAGTATCTATAAGGTCAAAACCATTTTCTACTATATCAGAACCTTCTGATTGATATTCCAGATTAAATTCCTCTACTAGTTTTTCAGATGGGTAAATAGCCCCATCTGCAAATACTCTAATATCAGCTTCAGTAGGATTTTTTTCAACTTTACTACTTCCCATTTGCTGTTTAGGAATAACTTCAGATAATTCTATGTTATCTAAAAAACTAAAAAAACTTTCATTCATAATAATTTGTTTTTAAAATTATACTTTAATGGTTGTCCACTCTGAACAACCAATCTTAAAAATTTTATTGCTGAGTAGGTGTTTTAAGCGGTGTAGGATTTTCAGACAATGTAGAATTTTCATATAATTTTATAGTTTTTATAACTTCAGCAATGTCATTAGGTATATATAAATCTTTAAATAAATTCATAGGGGTTTTAGCTTCTTTATTGTTAGCAAAATTAGTTTGAAAAACATATTCTCTTTTTTCATCTTTTTCTAATACTACACTATGTAAAACATAAGTAAAATAGGATACCGGTTTTATTTCTCTATCTACAAGATTTCCTGAAGAAGCAAAGCCCTCTACACTATCCTCTCCTACCTGTGTATGATGAATAATCACTACAGCATCTAGTTCTCTGAGTTCTTCTGTAGCTTGTTTAATAATAGCATGAATATCCATTGCATAAACTCCCCATCTTCCCCATTTATCTCCTGCATTTTGAAAAGCAGAAGACATGGTTCTTGCAGAGAAAAAGTGACTTAAGTCTTCTACTACTATTGTTTTAGTATTTGGTCTTTCTTGTGGAATTTTTTCCAATATGACCTTTAATTGGGTTAAACTACTGGTAATAAACCTGTTTTTCCCTTCTATATACATAGAACTGCTTCCTGGAAAAGGAATAGGTTTAGTATTTGGAGTAATTAAAACTGTTGTTTTTGGGTCTAAATTTCTTAGACTTGTGCTTTTACCTGTAGAAGGTCTTCCAAGCACCAGGATTCCTGATACACTCATAATTTATTTGTTTTTAATTATACTTACTTAATTATTTTTTCCAGTTTGTTTTTAAAGTAATCTTGAATAAAAGGCAAACATATAGTAATGCCTAACCTTACCCCCTTACTAAATGCTGTAGAGGGAGTTACCAAATAACCACTATCTCCTCTTTTATCATATTTTAGAGCCTCCTTTACTAATTCTTTTTTATCAGGAATTTGTTTTTCTTTAAGTTCCATCTTCTACAATATTTTGAATTATATTTAAATTAGTATAAGGCTCATAACCAGAAACTTCTAATATTTTAGGTGTTGGTAATTCTTTAAAAACGCCTACTTCACCTATAAAATTTAATCCTAATCCCACATCTGCTTCCCCATCTCTATTTTTAAGTACAGATAAATATCTATATCTATCTAAAAATTTGGTAATGTCGTAACCTCTGTGTTCTTCAAAATCATACCTTGCCGGAGAAAAAAGAGAAAAAACAATATTAGCATCTTCTTGAGTATTGGCAGTTTGTTTTAAATCACTAAGTTGAGGTTCTACTCTTTTTAATTTAAACCTGTCTGTAGAAGACATAGCTCTGGATATTTGTTGTACCATTACTGGAGTATAACCATAACTATTTCTTAATCTGACCATATACTCAGACATTTTATCAATAGTTTGCTTACTGTCAAACCCTCTTTCTTTTCTCAATAGCCCTACATGATCTATAATAATAATTATATATTCATTAGGATTATTAGGAATATATTTATCAAAGGCTTTTTTCTCTACTCCATTTCTATCTGTATAAGTTTTATAGATAATTTCTCCATTTTTTCTTGCGTAATCTACCATTGTATGATAAATTCCTGTTGGGTTTTCTGGAGGATAGATATAAAAAATATCTTCTAATTCTTCATAAAAGTAAGATAATCCCATAGCATCTTTATACACTTCTTCAGTGATTCTATTTTTACCTTTACTCAAAACAAAATTTATATCTACTATATAGTTGTATTTAAAATACAATTTTCTACATACTGCTTTAGTTATAATATCTATTATAGGTATTTCCAAAGCCCACATAAATACTTTAAAAGTTAAATTATTAGGGTTATTTGCTCTTAATAAACTAAAAGGATTATATAAAAAAGAATTTAAAGCAAAGCTGCTTTTTCCTCCACCTGGCTCTCCTGCTACTAAATAATAAGTTCTTTGTTGAATATTAGGAACTATATTTATTAGCTTATCTAAATTTCCCATTGGTAAGCCAGTATTTAAACCTTGTTTGCCTCTTTCAATGGCTTTTTGTAATTCTGAAAAATACCCCATTAGTTTAAATCTCTAATTAAGTTGTCTTTATCTGGAATACTTAAATTACCTTCTATTAAAAGATCACAAAGGCTTTCTAATTCTGAACTACCATTTTTAGAAATAAAATAATCTGCTGAAATAGTAAATTGCCAATTATTTTGCTTAGCTTTTTTGAGATAAATATCAGTAGCTTCTAAAATAATTTTATAAGGAATGTCTTTTCTTTTATTAACAAAGGCTTTCATTTTAGCTTTTAAGCTATTTACTGATCTTCTTATTAATCTATTTCCAGAAGTGATTTTTTTAGGCCACAAGTCTGCATATTGTTGTAATAAATTTTCAAAGTTTTCATCAATTTTAGAAGTTTTATAGTTTTTAGGATAGTACTCTTTAGCTAAAACTATAGTTCCTTGTTTCTCCATAAGAACTTTTTCTTTTAAAAAAAGTTCTATAACTTCTTTCCTTGTCATGATAATTTCTTTTTCTTGGTCAAAAAAGCCTTCTGGGTTATCCAGAAGGCTATAAAATTGTTTTCATACTTACTTTAAGCTGCGATAAATAAGGCCATAACCATAGATATTACACTAGCAGCAAATGCTGTAATAAATATCAATATAAACGGCCATAAACTCACTTTTTCAGCTTCTTTTACATATCTCATATAGAAATATTTGGTAAGACATAAAGGAGAATTTCAACTCCTATTTATATTTTGAAAATAATATCTAAGTTACTGTAATCTTTTTAAAGTAGGAAGATAAAACACAATTTGTTTTACATCATTACATATATCACACCAACCTTGATATAAAGGTAAATTATCAGGTAAATCTTTTCCCCAACAATTTAAGCAGTAGTATTTTGCTTCTTTTTTTCTTCCCATTTTTTTATAAGTAAATTCTTGAAATTTGCTGTGGTATTTCTCATCCACACTTCTTCCTGGGTATTTTCAGCTACTAAAACAACAGCAACAGCTTTCTTATCAGGGTTATTAGGGTCTTTACGAAGACTTCTGCCAAGTACCTGTATAAGGTTCCTTTCTTTAGCATCAACTCCAAGTTTTAATAAACTATCACAAGGAGCATTAATTCCTTCTATTAGTTTGCCCACAGAAGATAATACATTAAAGTTACCTTTTCTATAATTCTCTAATAGTTCTTTATCAGATTTACTATGATAGCTATATTTACAAAGCCTATCACTTTGTTTAATATTGGCAGCAAATACTAAATTTCTTTTATCTTTAGGAAATCTTTTTATTATTTCTTTAGCTACTATTTCTTTGCTTGGTAAACCCGCTAATAATTGTTTCCTCCAAATAGATAAAAAGCTAACTTTATTCCAATCCATATTTCTTTTAGCAATATTTATACTAGAAGTTAACCACTCATAAGCTTTAGTTTCAGAAATAGGATATTTAAATCTTGGTAAATCCGCTCTTTTTTCAGTACCTAATGGTATAGTATAAACTATCATTTGATAGTCTACAATAAATCCTGCTTTAACTGCTTGGTCTGTATTAAAATTAACATAGTGTTCTGCCCTAAGTCCTAACTCCCTTAAAATTTCCCTTTTATCCTTTGCTATAGTAGCTGATAGAGCTATTATTTTAGTTTCTGGAGTAAGGTATGCCTTAAGATAAGAAAGTCTGTTATATGTTATCCTATGAGCTTCATCCATCACATAATCTATCCCATGTTTCATATTTTTATGTAAACTTTGGTAGCAATATATTTTTAGGTAAGGAAGAAGATGTTGCATTTTCCATCTTTCAATTTCATCTTTCCACCCTTTAGCTATATCTGTAGTTGGAGTAAGAATATGGGTTTCTTTAGTAGTATCTTTTATTAAGTTTAAGGTTATTTGTGTTTTACCACTACCTGTTGCCGCTTGGATTACTACTTTTCCTTCTTTTTTATAAATTTTCTTAATCTTTTCAAATAATTTTTTTCTTTCTTCCATAATTTTATTAATCTTACATCGCTTTAGAATTTATTCATAATTTTTGTTTTGTTACTTAATTAGATGTAGATTAGCCTTGGATTGATTTTCAAGGCTAATTTTTTGTTTTATAAACAGCTTTTCTTTTTTACTTATAGCCTTTATTATGCTCTAGTTAAAATATCCATAAGTTGCTTACTCATAGAAAGTATAGAATTATAAACTCTGCCAGTACCTTCAGGTTTAAGCTTTTCCAGCTTTTTAAACTCATCAATAGACCCTTTAAAAGCTGTTTCATCTTCTCTTATTACCTGGATAGTTTGGGTAGTTAAATCTATACTTGTAGCCCAATTTTCTTCTTCAAGAAATGTACTAAATCTAATAGTATTCTTAAGTTTGTCCATCTTTTTTTATTTTATAACAATTATCATCTATAATTTCTCTTACTTTAATAGCTTCGTCATCAAAATTATATATAATTTTCCATTCATCTTCCGGCATAAGATATTCTGCTTCACTAATAGCAGCATTTTCTTTTTTACTCATAGGTTCAGCGGTATTTAAAAGATACTCTACAGGTGAATCATTGTTTTCACCTTTTAAAACTTTCTTTTTGGCTTCTTCTATGTTATCGGCTTCTATTTCTATAGTGTATCTTCTCCAGATAGTACATTTTTCATCTAATATAATATTAAATTTATCCATTTTAATCAACACTTATTAGTTGAAACCATACAAAATCTTCTTTAACAATAGGATCAGAAAAATTATATTTTCCTTTTGGTATGTGCATTAAAGTTAAAGAAGCCACATAGTGAATAGCACTTTTTTTAGGTTTTTTTACTGAATAGCCATATAGCCCTTTTCCCAAAGGTCTTTTAGCTATAAAATTACTGTTTCCTACTTTACCAAAAATAACATAATTTCCTTCTTTTATGTTTAATTTTTTAAGTGCTTCTGCACTAAAAGCCACTCTTCCCTTTCTTCCTACAGCTATCATAGAACCCATAGTTTTTTGGATTTGGCTATCTATTATTTCAATGTTTAACTCTTCAATATTTAGTAATTCACTCATTTTTTTTATTTTTAAGCTCTGAATAATTTTAGACCATTTTTTATTTGTTTTACTCTACTTCTTTTAGGTTGTAAATCAGAAGCTACGGTTTTTTTCATTTTTACTTTAGGTTCTTCTATCTCTACTTTAATAGCTTCTTTTATATCTTGTAAATCAGTTAGTTTTTTCATTTTTCTTGGGTTTTATTGTATCAATATTTCTTCTTATATGCCATTTTAGAATTTCCTCTAAAAATATTTTTTGCCGTTCATACTCTTTTCCAATCTCAAGTAACATATCTTTTAACTGTTTTGATGCTTCAGTATTTTTTGCAATAGCTGTAATGGCTCCAAATTTTTCTCCTAGAAGTCCGATTTGCTTTATTATTTTTTCTTCCATTGTTTTTAATATTTTGCATGTTCTTGACAAAATGTGCCTTTTGATGTTGTTATTATTATAGAAGGATAATGTCCACAGACATCACAGGAAACTCTATAATGTTTAATATCTTTTAGTCCTTTTATATTAGTAATAAGTTTAGCTTTTTCCTTAATACATTTATTCAATTCTTCTTTTAACTCAAGATAAAGTTTATGTAAATGTTTATTTTCTTTAATAAGAGTATCAAACACCTCTATATGAGCTCCATATTCACCCCATTTAGTAACAATGTCTTTTCTCAAGGCATCTTCATTAAATACTCTTGCTTTTCTCTCTTTTAACTTTTTATTTTCTTTTTCTAATTTTTCAATTCTAGTTAAAAGACTTTCTATATGGTTTATATACCTTTTAATCCATTTCTTAATTGTGGAAAGCCAATTATGTTTACATTTATTCATATCTTTTCTAGTTTAAATGTACAGGTATCAATTTTTACCCAACCTAATCTGGTAGTCTGGATAAGAATACCTAAACTAAAGGTTTTCTTTATGTCCCAAACTTCTTCATAAACAGGTCTTTTTCTTCTATCTTCAGTTGATTTAACCATTAATTTAAGATTAAGAAACTCTTCTAGGATATATCTAAGTACATTAAATGGATAAACTTTTATATAGTCTTCAAAATCAGATAATTCCATTATGATATACCTTTTCTTTTCATATATTCAATTAATCCAGCAGTTAAAGCTGGTATATTTTTATCACTTAGGCCAATAATAGTAAACTTAGCCCCTAATCTACTTTTAAATTCAGTAGTAGGTTCTTCAGGATTTTCTCCTTCGTGCATCATCCTGGCAAAATTTAAAACACATATATCACTACCTTCTTCCCATTTAATAGTAAGTTTTACATTCTTTTTGGGTTTAGTAGTTAAACTATGTATTAATACTTTATCATCTTTAGTCATCTTCTTCTAGTTATCTGAATATATAGTACTGAATATAATGCAATAAGAGATATATCAATCAGGGTTGCTTCCGTTAATGGTGTTCTTCCCCATTCATTTATCTCTTCCTTATAGGAAAATAAAGTACCTATTATTATAAGTGCTATTATGACACTAAATAGCCATTTCCATTTTTCTATAAATCTAATCATCTTTAATTTGTTTAAGTCCATATTGTAGTCCAGCTTCTAAGGCTTTTTCATAGGTGTTATGATAAATTCCCCATTCTTTCTTACCTTCTTTTACATCTGTATTGTTGACCCAAACTACTTGTTCAATAATTAATTTAGGCATAACATATATCCAAATTTCATGTCTTTCCCTTAACCAGCGTTGTAAAAGGCTTTGTGAAGCTGCAGTTATAGCGCCTTTTCTGTAAGCAAAGCTTAATCTTGAATTTCTATAAGTAATAGAAAGTTCATGAGGTTCATGAAAATCATTATCTGGATAGTATATTGATAAACATTCTTCATCAAAGCCTTTTTCTTTAGCTAAAACTGCTGTTTCAAATGTTATAAGTTCTTCAGTCATAATTTTGTTTTTAAATATTCAATTAAATATTTAGCATAATCTGGAATAAATGGAGCACCTTCAAAAACAAATACTTCTTTATCTTTATTCTTTTTATACACTTTTTCAAAAGCATTTAATTTCTCTTTAGTCCATTCTATTTCTTCTGTCATAATTATTTAGTCCAATAAGGTTGTACATCTACATCTGCTTTTAATTCTAAAAAACCATCCATATATTTAGCTGCTACTCTTTCCATAAGTTCTCTTGCTCTTTCTGGAAACCAAGTAAGTTCAGTTTTAAACATAAAAACAATTTCATCATGTATTGTTAACATTATAAAAGCATCTATTTTATATAAATTAATCCATTTATCAACAGTTACAATAGCTTCCATAACCATATCTGCTTGGGAAGATTGTATTTTTGTATTTCTGGCTTGACTTTCAGTATCCCTTTTAACCATAAAAGAAGGTTCCCTGTGTGCTTTGTTGGCTGCTAAAATATCAGGAAACCATCTTCTGCTATTAGTTCTGGTATTATTTATAATGTAGCCTTTACTAAGAGCAAATTTTGAAGCGGTTTCTACCATAGATATGGTTTTGGGTATTTCAGAAGTAATAGTTTTAATAGCTATTCCCCCTTCTTTACTTGTTATATTAAGGGTTTGAGCAGCTTTCTTATCTCTAAGACCATATACTACACCAAATAACATAGGTTTATAGGCAGTTCTTTTTTCTTTATGGTTAGATTTAGAGATAATATCTTCCTCTTTCCAGTCTAATCCTCTGTTATTATAAATAGCTTTCCATCCTTTATTAGCAAAATAACTATGCATATCTTGTTTAGATAATTCTATTAATCTATCATCTTTAGCAAGAGCTGCCATAAAACATAATTCAGCTCCAGCATAATCTATAGTTGCAATAGAATAACCTTCATCTGCTAAAAAACAATGTCTAAAAGTATTGTTTGCAGGTATTTGTTGGCTATTGTATAATCCTTCTTTAGCATTGCCGGAAGTCAGTCTTCCTGTAGCTGCGTTTTGTCTATAAGAAGTATGTACTCTATTTGTTATTGAATTAAGGTATTTTTCTACCCAGTTTTTACCAAAAGAATTAACTAAATGCAGTTTATTCTTAAACTCATGAAATAGTTGCATAAGCTCTTCCCATTTATGCCCTTTATTTTCAAGTAGCCAACTATCTCTTGCAGCATGACTTACAGAGGGTTGTATAAGGTGTGTAGTAGAAGATTTAGCTTGTGGTAAAGGGTCTATTCCTAATTGAGTAAAGGTCTCTAATACTTGCTTAGAACTACTCCAATTAATGCCTATATTGTTATCAAAAGAAATAAGATTATAGTTTACTAATTCTGTTTCAGCTTTTTTTAAAAGATTTAGATTAGTTTGGTAAGACTTAAGATGAGTTTTACCCATAGTTTCTTGTATGGAGATAGTTTTTTTTAGCTTTTTTATTCTTTCCTCACTTCTTTTAATTCCTTTATCTTTTTTTTCTTTTTCTTTAGCAAAATCAGCATTGATTTCTTGCCAATTTACTATTGGCATCACTATGTTATTTAGTTTTTGTATAAGTTGTTTACATTCTTCTTCTATTTTAGAAGCATTTTCTAACCACTTATCAGCATCTAACTTAAATCCTTTTAGTTTTATTTTGGCTAAAATTAAACTTAAGGGGTTATGAATACTTTTAATAAAGAAATTAAGTTTAAAAGTGTTTATATTTTGTTGTTGTTTTTCTTTTAAAGCAGGAAGGGCTAAAACATCTGCTGCTGAATAAATAATATGTTGTTCCTGAAGTTGAAAATCTTCTTGGGTAAAATCTATTCTTAAATTTTTATCCATGCCTTCTGGCAGAGGAATATCTCTCCTTTCTAAGGTATGTTTTAAAGCTGTAGAATAATTACTTCCTTGAAGTAGCTTAGCTTCAGTTACCATTGTATCCCAGGTTCTTTTAATATAGATTTCTTTTAATGCTAAAAAGCTATATTCAAATTGAGAATTATGGCATATTATTAGTTTTTTATCTAGATTAAGCTCTTTTAAAATAGCTATGTCTATTGATTGTAGATCAATAACTAAAACCCAGTTATAGAGAGGGTTATAAAGAGAGATAAGTAGTATTTTACCTGTCCAGGGATTTAGTGAAGTAGTTTCAATATCCAGATAAATTTCATCTACTTTATTAAAAGCAGCAATAGCATAGTGTATATTTTTTAAACCTAAGATATTTACTTTATTGAATGTTAAATTCTTTCTTTCTGTAATAAATATATAATTCATTTCAAATGGTTTAAAAGTAGATAAAATAGGAAATAAGCGTTATCCCTTATCTCCCTAAACTATGGAAATATTATAATTCTAATTTAAGAATTGATAATTTAGTAATAATATCAGACAACATTTTCATTTTAATTTTATTTGTCTGTAAGTTTTCTTTTCTAAAACTATCTACTGCTGTTTGAAAAGCTTCAGGATAAGTTTTTTTAAGCAGTTTAATTGTCATAGGTAAAGGTTCATCATCTCCTGCAAATATCTTTTCTATTTTTTTCTGGTTTTTTCTAAAGATTTCAAATTCTTCTTGAAGTATTTCAATAATATAATTTATTTCTTTTTCTGTTAGTTTTTCTTCTTGCATAGTTATAAAATTATAAAATTTAATTAAAAAGCCCCCCAGAAAGCTATTCCTGGAGGGCTTTCCCTTACTATCCCCTGCACTTTGCAAGGGATTAAAGGATTAAATAAAAACAAAGGCTTTAATGGATTCCTTGATATAATCTGAAGGTATAACGTAGTTTCCTACTTCCAAACTAGATTAGTGGGGGCCAGCACCATCTCCTGTTCTGTTTTATAAAGCCTTTGTACCTAATTAGCATACTTCTATGTTTTACTATTACCCTACAATAGGATATAATAGTCTAATCAGGATTAGTATTTTAAAAAAATGGTTGTAGTTTATAGTGGAAACATTACCCTTCGATAACTTCAATCATCACTAAACCTCTTCAGGTTGCCTAGCTATCCTAACACTAAAGGCTTTAACGGATGTTTTAAGTGTTTTTGCATTTCTGCCCAACCATCTTTTATATTTTTAAATAGGTTTGGGAAGGAAGCCAGAATCTTACAACTGGTATACAGATTTTTAATTTACCACACCTCCCCTAAACACTATTACTTCTATAATATCTGTCTTTCCAGATTGTCATACTTTGTCAATATCAATCTTTAAAAATTACCTGTGCCTCTAAGAGCAATGTTAATGTTAGCTGGATTAAAGATTTTTTCTTCTCCTCAATTTAAAGGGCTTTCCCTTACTTTTTAACACCTTTCAATAGACTAATCATCTTAGACTGATTAATAATAACACAACTCCTGATGATAACAAAGGTTATCCCTTTGGGAATAAGTTGTCTACTGATATTATTTGTCTATCTTCAGACAGGTAATTTTATATTTTAAAATATTGTAAGATGTCTTAAAAAGGGCTACAACTTTTTGTAACCCTTACCAGTAGGAATTAAGAAAAGCTTTCGGGGACAGTTCTTCTACTGGATTTTTAGCTAATGAAAGTTAGTGCTAAAATAATTCTTTTTGCAATTCTTCAATAGCTTTTAAACCTCTTTTATAGGCTTCAACTTCGTCTTGGGTCTTAAGAATATTTTCTACCCGCAATGGGTATGAATTTTTTAGATTTTCTAAATGCAATTCTACCTCTGCCAATTTGGATTGGGTTTCCAATAAATCCCCTGAAAGTTGTAATTTTGCTAATTCCACTTGTTTTTTTAATTGGTTGTCCTCCAGTTCTTGTGGGCTTTGTTTGAGCCTGGCTAAATACTTCATTTGTAGTTTGTTTATTGTTTAAAATTGATTTAAATTCTTGTAAAGTGTAAATTGGAATAGTTGTTCTATTAGTTTTTACAAAACATATATACTCCCCTTCTCTAACACCATAAAAGGAGACTTTAAAACTATCTCCCCTCCATCCAACATTATATTTTATATAATGTTTTATACATAATTCTATATATTCATTAAATTCTTTTTTAGATTTTAAATTTAGATAGAAATTATTTTTATCAAATGATAGATGACTTTTATTTGGGGTTAATGGGTATTTAATAGGTTCATGCCATTCAGTAGCAAAAGTTTTAACTTTTAATTCTGCTCTGATAGCATCTAAATTAGTAAGATGATATGTATTAATCATATTAGTTATATTTTTACTGCTATACATTATAATTTTATCTTTAGAGATAACTAAGTAAGGTTTGTCAATAAAAGAAATAACTTTACCTTTATTATTCCAACTATATCCTAATTGAAATAATACATTTTGTATTTCTTCAGAATGAGCTTTATCTTCTACTTTAAAATATTTAGGCCAGTTATCTTCTTCAACCAATTCTATCATATCTTCTAAAAAGTATACTAGTTGTTCTGAAGTATATACATATTGGTTATTATAGCAATTAAATTTAATACTTTGTATTCTGTGTATTGTATTAAGAAAAGGTGTGCCTATACCATAATCCAGTTTGATTACCTTTACTTTATCTCCTACTTTAAATTTAGGTAGCATTGTTGCTCCTTCATTATACCATACTTCTTCTTTTGGAGTAGCTTTTCTCCAACACAGAGAAATTAATGAGCTTGATGAATTGTATAGTTCCCCTACTATATTTTTTCCAATATAAGGCCCCCTATCATATTTTTTTACTCTTGTGTGTATCATTTTTCCTGGTCTTTAAGTTGGCAAATATATACTATGCCATAACCTATTTGAGCTTTAGCATGGTTTTTTTCTATTATACCTTCTTTAAGAAGGAGTTTATACAAATCTTTGTTTTCTCCCCAAGTTTTTATTGCTACTTCATCATCAGCTAAATCTGTAAGTTCGGCATTTACTGATGGAATGGCATATAGTTCCTCCATACCTAGTTCTTCATTCCAAGAAAATATAGACACAGCATTAATATTGCTACTTGGATAAGTACCTAGAGCTATCCTGATATTTTCTCCTTTAAAAGAAATAGGATAGTATTTTTTTATTTCTTCTTCTCTCATAGTTATTTATAATTGTTATAGGAATTAGGATAAATATGTTGATAGGCCTCAGCAAATTTTGTAGTATTGATTGTTATCACAAGTTCTTTATCTTCTTCTAAACTAATGATAAATTTAAGCTCTTTTTCTGCTAAAAGCATATTTACAATTATATTTGCATAATCATCCGGATTAGAATACATAATATAGTTTTCTTTGTAATTTACTTTTGGCCTTTTTTCTTTGATATAATAAATTTCTTTATTTATATCTTTGAATTTTATTAGTGTGCTGTATTTAGGAGCTTCTACTTTTTTGGTAAACCTGTTATAAACTTTTATTTTTATACTATAATTATCTATAATAAAGATAATATGAGCATATTTTTCTGTGTTTACATCAGTTATATAAAGTAGATGAGGAGATGAGTAAATAGGGTCCTCAAATTCATCTACATAATAAACTGTGTTCCAGGTGTTTATATTGAAATTTGATTTTTGGCTATAACTAAGTGTAGTTATAAACAATAAGGCAATAAGAATTAAATTTTTCATGATTTTATAAATTTTAGATTGTTTTTAAATTTTAAAAAAAGAGCTACTTAATTGTAGCTCTTTTAATATTATGAGTATTAATAGTCTAGTTTTTTAAGTTCATTGTCCAACTTAAAATAACTAGTTAATACTACTCCTAATAATAGGAGCAGTATTACTATTGTGATTGACATTGTTAGGCCTCTGTTTCTTCAGGAACTTCATCCATTTTAATATCCTGATTTTCAGGGGCTACAAATGAATCTTCAGGCAACTGATGTCCCGCCCTTCTGAAAGCAGCTAAAATATTGTTGTGGAAAAGTTCTTTGTCAGTGTCGTCACCAAATACTGCTGTAGTATATGATGAAGCTGTAACTTCATCTCCTTCTGCATTGATGAAAGAATATTCTTCCACTGATTTGGAGATGATTTTTCCTGGGATTAAGGTACCTACAGGAGCATTGTAAGCTGGGTCTTTGCTTCCATCTAAATATGATTCTTCATATTGATTGAAGCTGACCTCCCTTGCTGTAAGATCAATTACAGGATTAATTTCTCCTGTTACAGGGTCAATCCTTGTTCCTGCCAAAGGCTTGACAGAAATTCTTTTGTAATTTCTGCCGTTTTTGTCTACCGCTACTTCACTAACTTTAGTTACTTGTAGCATTGAGCTTTCTTGATTTTCCATTTTTCAATTTGTTTTTGTTAATTAAATTTTTCAGATTTTCTGAAGTTTGTTATTACTTCTACTTCTTAGGTTATTAAAAGTTTATAGATTTTAGAGTTTTGCTAATTTAGTTGTAGCCTGAGTTAATCTTATAAACTTGTTTAATCTTTAAAATATAGGTAATAGTTCTATCCTTGCTATTGAAAGCAACAGCATACTGAGTTCAACTAAGTTGTAACTTGGTATCTGGATAGAAAATAGTTTAAAAAGGGGAAGATATTTCTATCTTCCCCATAAACTATGAAATGGTAGTAAGTTACCAGCTATTTTTTCCATTCTCCAAATTTTGGTGCTCCCATATAACTTTTGGGAACTGTGGAAATTTTTTTAAATTTCGGATTAAATTTGTTTATTGGAATGTAGTTTAATCCTACCAGATAACAAAGGTCTTCTAAATCCCTGAGAAAATTGTTATTGGTGAGCATATTATCAGATTCCTTGTTTACTGCTTCAAAGAATCTTTCTGCGTGCTTTTGTTTTTTGAATTGGAAACTTAAATTTCCATATAGAGGAACATATCTTGTTATTTCCTCTTTTTGTTTTTCTTCTATATAAGAATACATATCTATCTGTATTCTTTTTGCTAATAGAATTTTTGGGTTTTCTGTTTTTTCGATTTTCATAATTTTAGTTGTTAGTGTGAAATTAAGGAAAGGTATATTATTACCAGTAATAGTATTGTCAGGTAATAAAGGAATCCTGGCATTTCTTTACCATTTACTGAATAGCCATAACTTCCTCTTTCATTTATGTAAATAAAGACTAAAAGTGAGGCTACAAATAAAAATATGAGTGCTAAAATCATGATTCCCAGGATGAAGATGAAGTAAGTATTGTTATTATAGCTAAAATAGCTATAAATAAAGCTAAGAGCAAATAAGGAAGTAAAGCTGGTATTAATGCTAATGTTCCTAAGATATATAAGGATTTACTTTTTAGTTTAAGCCCTAATCCTAATAGACCTAATCCTGAGAATATTAATATTGCTAAAATAGTATTTGTCATAGTTTTGGGATTCTAGGTGTTTTGTAAGTATTTACAGGAGGGTTTAAATAGTCCTCCTTGATGGTTAGGAGCTCTTGTGTGAGCTTATCTATTTCTTGGTGATACTTGGTATCAGAAATAATTCCCATGTCTTTAAAAGCTTCTAAAGCAGCTAATTTATTGGCTAAAGAATTTAACCTGGCTTTAAGCTCAACTTCTCTTAGATTAATTATACCGTTGTTTTCTAAGATGGCTTTTCTAAGTAATTGATGTACATTCATAGTTTTAAAAGATTTTAAGATGTAGTAATTTTAGTTTTTAGGAAAGTAATTAATGATGTAATTTGATTTACCCTAAAATGTGGAGTTTTAATGAAAGAAAAATATTATGTTAAATAGGAATAGAGTTGAGAGAGAACTGATTATCAGCTACTTAGCTACTCAATTTACTCCTCTATTTAACATAATATTAATTTAATCTAACCATAATAGTAGTATAAATACTAATTATAGCTAACAATCATTAAGCAGTTCTAACTAACATTCCAAATTTATAGCCTATAGCTTCAATTTCAGAGGCAGTTAGAATTTTGCCCTCTTCTGGTCTCCCATTAAGCTTGAAAACTAAGGCAATATCCCCCACTTTTTGGGAATATTGTGCCCTATTCATAGGGATATTAACCCCTAATAGAGTTTTCAGAATATCGCAAGTGGACTGATGGCCCACGTAGCTTTCTACGCCCCTCTTGACCATTTCCCTGGCATCCTCCAGGGAAACTTCAGTGTATCTATACTCCCCGAAGGAAGTTAAGATACTAGTATTTAAAACTGCTGTCTTCATTTTTTTATTATTTAAGGTTTAATTGCCTACTCTATTAAATAGAGCTATCCTAAGTGAAATAAAGGAAGGAAAGGGGTTTCCCCCTTACCACTACATTATTACTGTAGTTCCTATTTTGAGCCTCTCTAGGCCCACTCCAGTGAGGCACTCAATGCCCTCTTTGATGAACTTATTACCATCCCATCCTCCTTCGAGGATGACAACAACATACTCACCAATTTTTTCAGAAGTGAAAACTTCGGGGTTTTCTCCCCTGGTTCTGCTTCCCTTTTCTCCTACCAGGAAAGCAGAAATTTTTCTTTCAATGTTATTCATAGTTTTACTTGTTTATAGGTAGGGGGATATCCCCCACCAACCAGGATTAAGTGGGGGTTTTTATGGGGGTACCCCCTCATTTAGAACACTTTTATAATTTCTCAAATTTTTAACAAAATTTTTTTCTGTTCTCTACTATTTAGAACACTTTTATAACTTTCTAAAGCAGGGAAAGGGGGGATAGCTATAAAGAAAGGGAAAACCAGATATAAGATGGAGTTTTGATTTTCAGAAATATAAAAATTTTTTAAGGTGGGGGATAATAAGTTCAACTATATTTTATGAAGGGTGATAAGTAGTAAATCACCTTTTTTCTTTATAGAAGGTCTATAACCTACCTTTATTGTTATTTTCATTATAGCTGCTTGAAATTTACAAAAGCAACCATAGGTGTTTTTCATTAGGGGGTAAGGTATTTTTATTATAGCCTTAACTGGAGATTTAGATAGGTGGGAGTTAATGATGGAAGCTGGGGTAGCCATAGGGAAGAAACGCATTACTTATATTTTTCTTTTTTTTAATTGTTTCCTTATTTCTCCTTCTTCTTTAATAGGGTTACGGCTATTAAACATTATAGCTACTGTAAGGTCTTAATTAAGACATTATAGCTACTGTAAAGTCTTAAACTATTTATTAAGCCCTTTTTTAATATCTGAAAGGAGTACTTGACTTAGTTTTTCCATTACTCCATAGGGGTTTGCATCTACTATCCAATGAGTTCCTTTTCTTAAATATTCTTTTTTTAGATAGCCTTGTTTAACAAGTAATGTCCAGGCTCTATTGAATCTTTGTATTCCCATTCCTGCTTGTCTATGAACTTTATTTTCTTCTTTTAAAACAAAGTGATTTTGGATTATAGATTTATGAATAATATAATCTGTTCCTGAGTATGAATAGATTTTCCAAAATATAGCAAAAGTTTCTGGAAAAGCTAAAAGAGCTTTATCATTAATAATATGATCTGGAAGAGAAGTAAAGGGATTCTTAGTTTCCTGATAAGTATCTGGAAGATAAGAGGTTTTATTATTGCTTTTAAATTCTTTCATTTTTTATAAGTTTAGTGAGTTACTAATATAGCAAAAAAATAGGGGGTTCACTACTCCCCCCTTGTTTTTTTAACTTATATCATGAATGAATTATTCAAATATAGTTATATTTATGCCAAATTCTAAATTTTACTATCATGCATGAAGAAATTATTTCAAAACTTAATAATGCTTTAGCTACCCTTCAGGTGCATAAAGCTAATATTCAGGGGGCTCATTGGAATATGCGGGGTTGCCATGTGTTTTTGTTTATGCATAGATATTTTGATGAAATGTATGCTGGTAATGCTGCCCATATTGATTTTATAGCTGAGGCTATAAGGATATTAGGACAAAATCCTAATTATACTCTCACTAAGTTTTTAGCCAGGAGTTATATTTCTGAAGCTTCTTTAGAACAGGTTATAGATTTTAAGAAAGTATTGAAAAAAGCTTTGGAAGATAATCAAAGGATGTTAGAGTTATCTAAAAAGCTTTTTTCTGCTTCTGCTGCTTATCCTGATATAAATGATTATGCTGCTGGTATGGTAGCAGATTTTGGCAAGAGGATTTGGTTTCTAAAAAGCTCTATAATGGAAGATAAAATGGAAGAAAAAAAAGAAGAACCTACTGAAGAAGGCTCTTCTTATGATGAAGATTAAGTTTTATTGAATCTTTCTTCTACAGTTTCTTTTATAGCTTTACTTAATTTTCTACAACTTTTACAATTTGGATTATTACATAGGTTAAAATCTAAACTTGATCTTGTAACCATACCTTTTGTTTCACACCAATTAGAGAATATTATAAAGGATTCTTTTTTTGTATCTTCAAGTGTTTCTTCTATAAGTTTAATTAATTTCTTTTCAGTAAATTTTTCCATCATTATTTATAGTTTAACATTCTAATTACATCTTCTTTTAAATAGGGCATAGTATAAGATTTTACTCCTGCTTCTCTTTTGGTATCTAAGGCATCTTTACCATGTATCCAATACATTGTCAGGCTTCTTACTATATAGCCTAATTCTTCTAACATCCATCCATACATACTTAGTTGTAAAGCTGTTGTCCAATAATTAGCATTTGGTATATGAGATAAGGGTTTTAATAACATTTCTCCCCTAAAACCTTCCATATCAAGTTTCTTATAGGTCTTATAGTCTCCAAGATCGAGGTGTCTACCTTCTTTATTACAATTATCAATTTGTCCACTAATTTTATATTCATCATTATATATTAATAGTTCAGGATAACTTTTATTGCTAGTAAAATCTTGTATCTCCAAAATACTTTCCTGAGACACTTCATAGTTTATATGTCCTTCTCTTATTACTTTGCTGTGATAAAAGGCATTTTCTAAATCTTCATGAATTTTACTTCCTTTTTCATTGGCTATTTTTCCTTCGTTTTCCCATTTTTCTAAATACCATTGTTGTCTTTCAGCTATGGCTTTTCTACTTTCCAAAGTAGTAAAACCTATGTGATATTTTTCAAAGTAGTCTACTGCATTTTCCCATCCTCCTGCTGCTCTTTTTAACTCATACCATTTTCCTTTTTTCTCTAAAATATCTTTTATAGCTTTATATAGGCTCCAGTATTCTCCATTAAATTTAGGCCTGAATTTAGCTATTAAGGTAGTAACACTAGTATATCTATCTCCTGTATCTAAGTGGGTATAGGTATGGTCTTTTTCTCTAAACCCTACCCTGCCTCCTATTTTAGTATATGTCATATTTTATTTTTCTATATTTCCTAAAAACTCCACTTCTTCTATTTCTTCAGGTTCTTCTTCTTTTGCCATAGCCATTTGTAATTTATAATATTCTATAGTTTGACTATCATGTAAATCTTTCATAGTCTCTATTATATTTTCTTGAGCAATGGGTTGAGTAGGAGTTGCAGTTTGTTCTGTTCTAGTTAATACTCCATTCATATATACATAAGTAGAATTAGTATTAATACCTATATAAAAATCACCATCTTGCATTTCAGCCATTCTTTCAAGTGGAGGGGGTATTCTTCAACAAAATATCCTTGATTTTCTTCCATTGTTTTTTATTTGTGATAAAAGTATAAAATAATTTGATATATACCTAACTTTGTTATACTTTTATCAAAAATATATACTTATGGCACAAAAAGAAAAAGAAATTAATGTTAATCAGGTAAATTATAGGGTTTATGAATCCCTTATTAAAGCTTGTCTAAATGATTATAAGAACGCTTTTAATCAGATGAATCCTGAAAGAAGGGTACAGTTTATTTTAACTTTACATCCTGCCAAATTAAAGTCTCATGATATATTAAAAAGGCAGGGACTAAGTGAACAAGAAATTAAAAAATATAAAAATGAAAAAATTGAGGTAAGGTATCTTAGATTAGGAAAATTTTTTGAGAGAGTTTCTTTTTACATTCCTATCATAGAGGAATTTAAGCCTGGGTTTGTTTATCAGAAATTAAATATTGTAAATAAAGTATGGGAAGAAGTAGAATTTAAGCAAGGAGATATTATAAATCAAGAATTATTGGATAAGGAACAAATTAGAGTAGCTAAAATAAGCAAAGAAAAAGAAACACCTATTTATCAACAATCTATAAGATTAAAAACCAAACAAGAAGTGTTAAATGATAAATGGTGGAAAAGAGTTTTATATCTTGATTTGCTTAACACCTTAATGGCTAAGGGAATAGAGTATGGAGAAGTTTTGGAATTAGTTAGAAGGGGGGAGGAAGAAAAAGCTGTTCTTGCTAAAGAATTAGGGGAAAGTGCTAAACAAGTACTGGAAGCTAATAAGATAGTAATAAGAAAAGATATGCCTAAGAAATTATCTAAAGAAGATAAGGCTTATGTAGAGTATATCAAAAAGGAAAAAGAAAAACTAAAGAAGAAGGGATAAGCATATCCGATATTTTAATTAAAGATTGGTTTTTGTATTAATAGTGGGTTTTTATATATACTTTCTTATATTTGAATAAAAAATAGATAATTATGGCTAAAGGAAAAACAAAATCTGTATCTAAACCCAAGGTAAAGAAAGCTCTTTCTAAAAAGAAAGAAAAACCTATTGAGGAAGTTATTTTAGAAGCTGAAAAAGTTTCTGATAAAAAAATAGAAAAAAAGAATAAAAAAAGTAAACACAGTTTTCCTGATAAAGAAAAATGTAAACATACACACACTAAAAAGAAATTAAATAAAAGATTAAGAGTAGAATATATTTGCACTGAATGTGGCAAAGTAGTTAGATTTGGTGGCAGATGAGAAATAGTAAAACATATAATAATGAAAAACCCTCTTTCCAAAGGAAGGGCTATTATTATAGAAGCCCTATTGGAGAGGTTAGCTCTTGAAAAGCTAATCTCTGCTACAGAGCTTAAAAGATTACAAGTCTTGAAAGCACTGGAAGTAGAGGAGTTGTTTAAATTTTAAAAAAGTTTTCTGACACAAAACACAAGAAAAAATGCAAAAAGAGTTAATAGTAACTAAAGCGTATGCTTATGTTACTGCAATCTCAGGGGTATTTATTACTGCCGCTAATCCATCTGGACTTACTGTAAGAGAAAGAGAAGTTGTTGCTGTTTTATTGGATTTAATAGATGATGAAAAAATCAACCCCAGGATTCAAAAAGTAAAATGGCAAATATTTAAAAAAGCAGTCAATCTTAAAACTCAGTCTATGAGTAATATGATGAGGGTGTTAAAAAATAAAAAGGCTGTTTTTTTAGACAATGGTTATTACACCTTACATCCTATTTTAAGAAAAGATAAAAGTTTAGTTATAAGGTATGAAACTAACTAAAGAAGAAATAGAAAACGGCAAATTCACTAAAAAGTTAAAAAATATAAAAGAAAAAGATGTTTCTGATATTTTAATGAAGCAAGTAGCAGAGGAGTTAAATGTGCCTTTAAGTTGGGTAAGAGAAGCTATTGTTAATGGACAAAGTAAGTATACTGCACATACAATGAAAAGTGGTTCATTTGATGGAGTAAGGTGGCCTTTTCTAGGAAAATTTACTGTTAAAGCAAAATCCGCCCAAGTATTAAAGCATTTGAAAGGACTTACCCCTATTCAAAAAGATTTCTTTTTAATGAGAAAGGAGTTTGCTTTTTTTAAAAGAGTTTTTGATAATGGAAGAAAAAGAAGATGAGCAATAAAGAAACAAAAAATAATAAATTGGACGAGTTTAATGTTGTGGAGATTCCTTTTGAAAATAATGAACATACTACAGTTACTTGGAAAGTAGATATTGTAGAGGAAGTAATATGTTCAGTATGTGATAAATTATTTGTACCTGATTTAAACAGGCCTCCTATTTTTTGTCCTGTATGTAAAGAAAAATTGAAAGTTTTAGTTTCATGAAAACAGTAGCAATAGATTTTGATGGAGTGATTCATAGCTATACAAAAGGTTGGCAAGATGGTTCTATTTATGATACAGAAGTAAAGGGGGCTTTAACTGCAATTTTAAAATTTAAAGAAAAAGGGTGGTCAGTATATATTTTGTCTACAAGAAATCCTTATCAAATAAAAAAATGGTTAGAGAATCTACAAAACATTCACTATATGTTTCAAAAAGAAGCTAAATTGTCTTTTAAAGTTATACCTTGGTGGATGTTTTGGAAAAAATTTTGGAGTGGTGAAAATAAAATAGCTATAACACAAAAGAAACTTGCTGCTCATATTTATATAGATGACAGAGCATATAAATTTACAGGTTTTTGGGATAACGCTACTTTTAAAGAAATAGTTGAATTTAAAACATATCAACAATGAGTTTAACTTTGTTTGTTATAGAAGATTATGAACCTGCTCTTTCTAGAGAAGCTTTACTTATAGAGGAGTTTAAAGCTTTATATTCTAATAACTATAACAAACAAAAAGGAGATACTCAAGGAAGAAAAAAATTTAGGGCTATTCAGGAATGTAGGTTTATTTATCATTATTGTGATTATAGGTCAGAATATTCTGAGTATGACGATCATGAAAGAAAATTAGAATCTTTACTTGCTGCAGGATTGCCTGAAAATTATAAATTCAGTCCTCAAATGGAAGCCTGTATCAAGGTTTTTATTAAATTACAGGAAACAAGAATGCTTAAAACTTTAAAAGTAGCAGAAGAAGCTCTTGATAAGTTAAGAGTTTATCTTAGTAGTATTGATTTTAGTGAGAAAGATAAAAATGGGGCTTTAATACATAAACCAAAGGAAGTTATGGGTTTAATTGGAGATTTAGGAGTATATAATAAAAAACTTTCTACTTTGCAGAAGCAGGTAAAAGCAGAACTTAAAGAAACTGAATCTTTAAGGGGGGACCATAAAGGGGGATTTGATGGAGCAATCTAAATATAGGATAGTAAAAGAAACTACTAGTAAAACATTAGTTTCAAGATACTATATAGAAAGAAGAAATAAATTTTTATGGTGGACTTGGTGGAGTAAGCTTGCTTTTTTTTCTCCTTTATATGATACTAGTTTTATAGAAAGTTTTACTACTTTGGCAGAAGCTGAAGAAAGAGTTAGAGAACTTAAAGATACAATAATACGTGAAATCATTTAATGGAAGATCAAGTCCCTATTATAGAAGTAGATCATGAAGCTGCTGCAGGATTTGCTTACCTTGGAAGTGAAGAAGGATTAGATGAGGCCATAAAAGCCCAAAGAATACAAAAACTCAGAAAAACTATTAAAGGTACTTATAATAAAGAAGTACTGTATAATACTAAATTTACCCACACTGATTTATTTTCTGTTGCTGCTGCCCATAAGAAAAAATATGGGGTTTATTGTACTGCTCCTTTTGGTTCTAAAGCCTATAGGGAATATTGGTTGGAGCAGGGAAGAAGAAGTTTAGAAGGGTATAAGAATCCTGTTACCGGAGTTTGGGTTACCGGCTATCATTACTTTTTTCTTAATTTTAAACAACTGGAAATAGTAGATGACCCTTATTCTCCTGTTTCTACTAAAAGTACGTCTTTTCCCAGGTTTTGGGCTATTCACTGGCATTGGTTTATGGCTGTACAAGAAGCCGAAGAAAATGGTAAACATATTTGTTTACTAAAACCCAGAGGAACTGGTTTTTCTGAATTATTTTCTTCTATGGGAGCCAGGGATTATACTTTAAGAAAGAGAAAAAAGAGTTTTTATTTTGCTTCCCATAAAGATTATCTTTTAGGTGAAGGTATTGTACAAAAAGTATGGGATAACCTTGAATATTTAAATCAACATACAGAAAGAGGATTTAAAAGGTTAAGACAAAAAAAAGATACAGACTACCATAAAAGAGCATCTGAAGTTACCAGAAAAGGAGATGAAGTTTGGAAAGGTGGAGAAATTTTTGCCAGGATTTTAGATAATCCCAATAAAGCAAGGGGAGCAAGGGGATATAAGATATATTATGAAGAAGGAGGTTCTTTTGATAAAGTTGATATAGCCTGGAATATTGCCAGACCTTTAGTAGAACAAGGAGGCATTGCTACAGGAACTCAAATATTATGGGGAACAGGAGGTGAAAGTGGGGCTGGTATTGCAGGACTTGAAGATATATTCAGGCATCCAAAAGCTTATAATTGTTTGGAGTTTGATAATTGTTGGGAAAAAGACCAAGGAGGAAAGCCTCATGGATTCTTTTTTCCAGTAGAAGCCTGTATGGATAGGTTTATGGATAAAGATGGAAATCCTGATTTTGAAGCTGGCAGAGCTTATCATTTAATGGAAAGAGCTACTATTAGGGAGGATAAACCTGAAAAAGAAGATAAATATATTGCAGAATATCCATTTACAGTTACAGAATGTCTTTTAAGAATTTCTTCAAATCATTTTCCTATTGCTGAACTGCAAAGACAAAAACTAAGGGTGCTTAATGATAAAGGAATACAGGGCTTCTTAAAATATGGGGATATAGTAAGAGATACGGAAAAAGGAGGATTTAAGTTTAAATTAGACCCTAAAGGTAAAAAAAGAGCAATTCAGGAATATCCCCATGACCAGGGGGGAGATTTATCTGGATGTGTAACTATGATAGAAGCTCCTTATACAGACCAATTAGGCCATGTTCCTGCTAATATGTATTATGTATTAGTTGACCCCTTTTATAAAGATGATTCTACAGATAGAACTTCACTTGGAGCTATTTATGTCTATAAAGCAATTAATAATTTTTCTGCTTCTGAAGGAGATATTATAGTAGCTTGGTATGTAGGCAGACCAAGAACTACAGATAAATTTCATAAAATAGTTTTTGATTTAGCCAGATTTTATGGAGCTACAGTACAGTCTGAAATTGCAGGAGGGGGAAAAGGGCTGTATGATTATGCTAAAATA